CTAGATGATGTATTGATAGTGAACATGTCTCTTCTTCGACTATACAAATCTTGTGCCTTTATCCAAAATTCCACCGTCCCCTCCTGCGGGTTCAGAACCCCCGCCGTGGGGATGGTCAGGGTCTCGGGGGAGCGGGTGCCGTCGATGAAGGAGGTGACGTAGGGTTTTTGTTCGAGTTGCCATTTCCCCAAAACAACCGTGTTTGCGTCATTTAAATTATGCAGTATAACCTCGGCATATACAGCATTTTCAGGAGCGATGCCCGAACAAGGAGCTATCATGTCACTACTTATTCTGACTTTATTGCTATCACAAAAATACAAATAAATCCTACCTGTGCCTGTAAATTTTTCCCCTGAAAGACTATAATTTAATCCAGCAGTTATGGGAGTATAACACTGATAAAAGTAATTACTACCAGGAGTAATAGAAACTTCGTAATCAGATAAAATGGTTCCATGCCCGCTAGTTTTATCTGTCCAATTGCTTGCAGCAGGCAGTAGATTTGTTGTCCCCTCCTCCACCATTATCGCCTGGCTAAATTTGCCAAGCTCAAAACGTGGAACATCTGCCGCTACTTCAGACCCATCTTGTTTATAAGCCGTAGAAGAACGTGTAAATATAGGCTCATCTTTAGAGGTGTATTGTAATTGTAAACCTCTATTATCTACACCTATTATATTAGTTGTAACCCAAGCGACTCCCCCTAAAATTGTTCCATCAAGACCATTAATCTTTTCAGTTACTATTGACCCTGTCCCATCCCTCATAGGCCACCAAAAAGTAAGTCCAGGTTCATTACCTGTTAAATGTTTATATTCATTAATTTCTTCTGCTGTTAATGCCACCCCATTCCAGTAACTACCTTCAAAAATTTTACCTTTAAACCAACAACCGCTTGCAGTTAACCCGTCAGGTAAAAGACTATCAGCATCTCCTCCAAAAGTAACATCACCCGTATGATTATAAAGTAACCCTGCCCCTCCAACACGTCCAAAAATTTTACCGTTTAAAAAACCCATTATATATCCAGTTTTTCCATCACTTAGATTTCCTGAATGAGAATAAATCAATCCTGCATAATAAACTTTATTTGCTTCAATAGGCGTTTTTACATATAAAACACCCCACGGCGTTGTAGCTCCTCCATCATCATCATAGTTATTCCATCCTGTAACATATAAATAACCGCTATTAATAAATATATTAAGTCCTCTGGTTGCTTCACCTTCTTCATATAAAAATTGCATTGTGCTTATATCATCTGCCGTTTCAAATTTAATTAAAATTGTCTTTTTTGCCCAAGGCCCGCCATCATTAATGCTTGAATCATTAGGTATTTGTACTTTACCGTCAACTCCATTAAACTGTAACCCAATATGATAAATTTTATCAATTAATTTTATTTCATCCTGTTTTTGTTTAAATTCTATGCTTTCTTCAACTTTCCAAGGCAATTCTTTTACTGTTAGATATAATTCGTCATTGATTAACGCCGTCTCGTCCCAATAAATAAATTTGTGTAAAGTAGTAGTCTCTGCAAGGTCTTTTTCTTGCGTTTTACTGTAAATTGCCTTGAGATAATCGGCAATGCCTAACAACTTGCCGCCGTATTGAACCTTATAAGTCCATTTATCATTAGTAACAGGTTTTATTGATACCTTCCGTACTAAAAAAGTATTATTAACGCCCCTCTCCGGCAGGTTGACTGTTACCAACTGCCCCGGCTTCCATCCCGGTACTTCAGTTTCAAATGTTCCTTGAACAACCGGGTTCCCGTGTTCGATAATGTCATTCTTTGCGGCTACCTCTGCGGCCTCAATGGAGTCTAACTGTTCATTAATAATAACGTGTTCATAGACCCCGTCCCCGCCTTGAACCTTTTTAAGCTCCTCCTGTGAGGCAGTATCCTCAACCATAGTGATAACATCAATACCATATTGATAAGTGAAAGCCAAGGTTGCCCCATCAACAGGCGTAGTCAGGTTATCCGTAGCCACAACCCTTTTTTCATGGTAATTCATTAGTACGTCATAATTAGCCGGGTCGTGTACGTTCTCAATGCCCACCGTTACAGGTGAACCGGAAACAGTTATGCTTAAATTATGAGGCTTGTGAGGCAATACCCAAGCCCGTGCTTTACCATCAGCCGCAATCTCATAAGTCCACGGGTTAGATAGTGTCTTACCGCCCCGCACATATACCCGGTTCCTTAATCCTCTTGTATTGACCGAATGGGTAAACTTCCTAAAATACCCGCCCGGGGTTAATGTCATTGGTGCTTCTTCCTGCTTTTCCATTGGGTTAAAAAATTGTATATCCCTGTAAAAATTAACGTCCCATTCCCAATTTACATATTCAGCAACCTTCTTAAACGCTTCCGCAATGGGAACATAGTCAAAGACTAATTTTTCAACTGTTGGAGCCCCTGTCCTAACGCCATTGGTGGTAAATTCTCCATTACCGTATTTATTAATGAGGTCAATAATAATCTGGTCAGCGGAGTATCCCTCATATACCTCCACCGCAAGACGTTTATTCAACATAAATGTATAGTCGTCACAATCACACTTCCAGACCGCTACATTTGCCCCCGGCATCTTTTCTTCCATTGTCACCTTATTGATAATACCAGCAAACATTCTTCCAACGCCGGAGTCCTCGATTATAACCTCCTCACCTTCGGAAGGCTGAACCCCTCTGACCTTAAATGAGGCGGTATTAATCTCACTCGTAAGCCCCAGTTTAATGTCAAGGGAATTCCCTATATAGTCTTTCCACCGTTCAACTCCTGCAATTTTCAAACTACGAGCCATTATAAGTCAAACCCCCTCCTGTGAAGTTCGTCTTGAAGTTTCTCCCAAACTTCTTCAGCGTTACCGCTCTCAATGCTAATATTAAAGTAGTTGGTAGTATGAGAATTATTCGTTGTCGAACCTCCGCCGCCACCGCCGACAACCGCCATGCTCGGCACTTGAGCCATCTGATTAACTGCCCTTTCCAATGTCGGCAGACTTCCTTGAATACCTCTTGCAATTTCTTGAACCATTGCCGGGCCGTATTCATCCAACTTCTTCAAAGGCCCAACTTTTGCGGGGCTATGAGGCATATACATATCAACCATTTCCATCATTTGCTCAAGCGTACTTCTCAAGACACCAAACCTACTCCGAACCCCGCCAATAAAGTTTTCCATTAAAGAAACCCCATAATGAGTGGAATTTTCAGCCATTTGCTTATACCGCCTTTCGATAGCGTCCAGTTCTTCCATTGTATTTTTCCTAATCTCTTTTTGCTTTTCTGCCCACTTTTGACGGTACATTTCAAGCTGTCTATAAGCGTTTGCCCTAATTTCCATGAGCTTCATTTGAGTTTCTCGTCTTTGCTGTTCCAATTGCCTCATTGCTTCTTCTCTTGCTTGCTGTGCTTTCATCCTATATAGGTTAACGTATTCTGTTAATTCCTCATCAGACAATTTATTTAAGGCTTTTATTTGAGGCAGAGCCTTCGGCCCCATTTTCTGTAATTCCTTAATAAGCCCCTCATCAACGCCCTTTTGAGCTAATAAACCTATTTGCTCTTGCCACTCATCAAAGGCATTAACTTGGTCACGCAGGTTGCCTAATAACTCCCCGCCTGTGATCCCCTCACCAGAGAAACTTACTACATCAAAAAGTCCCGTCCAGTTCATTAAATCTTGAGCCCTTTGCTCAATCTGCCGTTTTAAGTCCTCCGTGAGCCTCCGTTCATCCTCGGCTAATTGCCTATTTACCTCTCTTACCCTGCGTTGGTACTCCTCTTTTGCCTCTGCTAAAGCCTGATGGTGCCGCTCCCAAACGTCTTGAACGTCCTCTAAAATGTTCCGCTGTTGTTGTAATGCGGAGATAACCAAAGACTTTGCCTGTTGTTCAGCGTTAGCCCTTGCTTTAGCCGCTCGTTCCTGTACTTTTGCAAGATTTTCAGTCTCTCTCCTTATATCCTCGCTTATCTTTTCGTAGTCCTCACTGCCCTTTTTATACTCTTTCAATTCCTTCTTGAGTTGTTCAATTCGTTTTTCAGACTCTTGGACTTCCGTTTGGGTTCGCTCAATTTCCTTCTGCATTTCTTCAACTCTAAGCTTCATTCGTTCCTTGGAAAATTGCAATTCCATTTGGTATAATGTCTTATTATATTTATCGGTCATAGTTTTTACAGATTCGCCCATAACAACCGCTAACTGAGTAACTGCTTGCTGTACCTTACTTTTCCCATCTACTACGCCAAGAGCAAGACCCTCCGCAGATTGTTGACCTATTACCTTCATTACCTTTGAAGGAGAAGCAATACCAAGAGCTTTTTCAATCGGGCCGGGTAATACTGCTTTAATCCATTCAGTCACCTTTCCCTTGAGCCATTCTGTTTTCTCCTGTAAACCTTCCCACAAACCATTTACAATATCCTTACCCTTATCGGTTATATGCTCCTTAATGATATTAAATTTAGTCTTTACCGCTCCAAGGATATTATCAAAGATATCGCTAATTGCTGTTTTAATTGCTTCAAAAATATTAATTACTCTCTGCTTTGCTCCCTCAAAGTCGCCAGTTAATACATCTACAATTAGGCCAACCGTTTCCTTGACTATCGTGTAGCCTAACTTAAATATTTCCCACGCATTTTTCAACACCACTGCCAAGTCAGTGAATACAAACTTAACCACATCAATAGCCGTTTCAACGGTACGTTGTATTTTCGGCATATTGTCCTCAATGAAATCAGCGAATTGCTTGAGGTATGGTAACAACTGCTCTGCAACATCTTTAGCCAGTAAAGAGAATTGATTACCTATTCTCTCTATCTGCTTACTAAAAGAGTCATCCACAGCGTCAGTCGCTTTATCCATTGCCCCTTCAAAACCTTCAAGACCTTCCATGCCTTTAGTCATTGCCAACATAGCCTTGTCGCCAACATCCTCCCACTGAGTGCCAAAAAGACCGACAGCTATTTGTTCCCGCTTTAAAGGGTCATCAATCTTTTGGAGTTCCGTCAAGACTAATTGCATAGCCTCTGCCCCGGTCATTGCTCCGCTTTTCATCTTGTTAAAGACTTCCGTTGCACCGTCACCGAGGAGCATTTGCATGGATTCAACAGTAGTTTTACTACCGTCTTTTATCCTAATATTAAATTCTTTAACAGCGTCAGCAACTTTATCAAAATTATAAACGCCTTCCTCAGAGGCGGTTGTTAATATCCCTGCAAACTGTTCAGCGTCTAACCCCATTTCAGCAAACTGGTTTGAATACTCCCAAAAAGTGTCTAATAAATCATCCGCTTTATCTCCCGCTTTTTGTGCTGTGGTTGCAATAATATCAAAAGCCTTATCTCCGTCAATGCCTAAATTTTTCGTCATTGTATCTACAGCTTTAATGGAACTCGTCACATCAAGGCCAAACGCTTCTTGCAATACTAACGCTTTATCAGCAAGTCTGCCCGTTTCCTCTGCCCCGGTCTGCATTGTAGAGGCGACCATCCTGTAAGCCTCTTGTATCTCCTGCACAGTTCCCCGTGCATCAGCAAAAGACTCCTCCATCCTTGCCTTAAATTCTTCCGTTTCCTCTGTCGCCAATCCTAAAGAGGCTTGCAGTTTATTTCCAGCGTCCTCAAATTCCATAGCCATCTGCATACCTTTAACACCAGCCGCCACCGCTCCAGCACCTAAAGCCGCTATCCCTGCCGTGGCAAGAGTGACCGGGTTAAGCAATACCCCCATACTTTTACCAAGATTATTAGCCATGTCATTGAGGAAACCATTACTTTCCTGCATACCCTGTCTAAAAGATTGGTTAGCTTCCCTAAAGGAATCCTTTGTACGCCTCATAGCAGACTCAAATTGGTCAGTTACCGCCCGTATAGTAATTTTAAACTCTTTATTTTCAGCCATTGGTTACTTACTCACCCCTTTCTGGCCTCGAACCATCATAAATAAGTCCTGTGCTGTCCCGCTCTCTGCCCTCTTTGAAGGCTTACCGTCTTTGTCCTTTTCTTCCTCGGCAACTACTCCAGCCACCGTCATATAGTCAAAAAACATTTCAAGCTCTATGTCATCAATTTCTCCCGGAGTCCACCCAAAGGTACGAGATAAATAGTAATATTGCTTCACTAAAAACAAATGGAGAGGTAAATCATCCTCCCCTTCCTCGCCTTTGGGCGTTACTTGTTTTTTCCCGGCTTCTTCTCCTTTGACTTCTTACTCACGACCTCATTAATGTATTGAGCCACTTCGTTCAGGGTAGGTATCCAATCCTCCAAAGGAAGTCCGTCATCATCTTCAAGCTCCTCCGCTGTAAACTGTTTACCAAATGCCTTAATAATCAAGTCTTGAGCCTCGTCAAAACCTTCCTCGGTTGTAATGTCCACATTATCCCCCATGAACTTCAGCATCTTTCTCCACAGACCCGTAGAAGGTCTTACCGCCTTAAATTCTCTCCCGTCCATAAATTGAATTACTGGTACACTCATTAAATTCATCCTCCTTATAATTAGTTTCCTGTTGTATTCTCATTATAGCATAAAATAAAAATAATGGGAAGGGATATTTGAGCGTTTATCCCTTCCCAATCTTTAAAAATCGCTCCTATATTTAATTACGAGCTTGCCATCAGTCCAGCATCCCGCAGTTTTCGAAGCAGAGCATTGAAGTCTGCAACAAGCCCCGCCACATCAATAGCCGTGCTGTCCGCTTGAGCAGCAGCTACCCTATCAGCCAAGGCTTTAATCTCTGTCCCAAGACCTTCCTTGTTCGCCACAGGACACATATTATTTACAGCACTTTCTTTATTCGCATCAAAGGCCATTCATAATACCCCCTTAATTAAATTTAATCAACGCTGAATACGGCAACCGTTACCGAAGTAACACCGTCATAGCTGACCTGTACGTTTTCGTTATCGTCATTGAACCTGTAAGTAGGAAACAGGCCAATTATCCGTTCTTCCCCCGCCGGAACGGTTACTACTAAATTGTGGTAAGTACCATAATTACACGGTTTAGCGGCGTTCACCGTCACCACATGGTTAACCGTGTCTCCGTTTTTAACGTGGAGAAAAACTTTACCATCATTGGCAAAACTATCCCCACCAGAGCCAGCCGCTTGGAAAGAGGGGGAAAGTCCGTCCCTGCTGATACCTTGAACGCTTAATTGAGCCATCTTAAAACCCCCTTAAATTAATCTGCATTAGCTGATACCCGTTGCAGTTTCGTTAATGACAATATCCAGAACCTTGTCATCAGTATCGGTAGCCAGAGCCTTACCGCTTGCAGTTACAACAGCATATTCTTCGCCTTGTAGTTCAAATTCCACGCTGTTAGCTTTACACTTATATAGAACAACGTGCAGGTCACCAGCGTCAGTGTACTTGACTTGACCCTCCAGCTTGAAATAACCCGGAATGTCCGAACCTGCCAGCGTGAAGGTATCTACCACATTAGGAGTAATCCCCGTGCTTTCAAGGCTACCACCTAACAGAGCTTCCAGTACCTCCAAACTTAACTTTGCATTGGTAAAATTCCACTCAATAAACTCCAACTTGGTATAAACATCCATCAGCTTTTCATCCCCACGCAGTTCCTTTTCAACATACGAAGGAGACAGGCTAATGGTTTGAATACCGGGAGTATCAATTAGAGTCCCGTAAGACAGCAAAGCACCGTCATCCGCAGTCAACGGAGCAATTTTCGCATCATCTATACCAAACACTTTAGTCGGCCCAAGTGCCATAGTTATTCAACCCCTTTCGATATTTTAAATCTCATGGCTTTTCGCCTAATAACAGGACTTTGGCCTTCTTGGTCTAAATCCTGTGCTTGTGTTCGCCTAAATCCTGCATTTTGCAGGACTTCATTTACCTTTAAAGCAATATCCGAAGTTGAGCCCTCCTCATTCCAAACATCGACCTGCACAACAATTTCAGAAGCCAGTTCCTTATCGTCCCCTAACAGTCTCGGTACGTTTGAAATTTCATAGTACGACAAGCAAGGAAATGTCGCATCAACAGGCGGTATGCCATAATGTAGATTACCCTCTCCGTTAATCAATGCCATTAATTCAGCATTGCCCGTCAAGGTACTTACTAAATAATCCTTAATATTAACCACGGTTCAACACCCTTTCCAACATACGCCCAATTCTACGCTCAATCTCCCGCTTTTTCTCCTCGAAGGCAGGCTCCAAAAACGGTTGAGGCTTTTGCCCTCTTGTGGTAATGTACTCCCCGTCAAGGTTTCTAAACGTCCAAGGCGTTTGTCTACCACCGGGAGTAAATACGCCTGTTCCAAATTCAACAAATTTAGCATATTTAACCGTAGTGCCTACATGAACAACCGGGCCATCATTGGTACGCTCGTTACGCCAAGTAATTGACCTCCGCAAGCGTCCCGTGTCCACCGGAGCCAACAGTTTAGCTTGTGTCGCTACCATTTGCCCCGCCTCGTTCAATTCCTCCTCAAGCTGTGTGAGTAGTTCTTCCTCCATCCCGTTAAATTCCCGCATTAAATCATTGGAATTGGTACTTATTCGTGAATTAATCAAAAGGCATCACCACCTTAAACCTTTATCAAGGAGACTTCCTTTTCAAATCTAAATGAAGCTATATACACAACTTCATAAGTCTCCCCGTCAATCTCAACCCGTTTGCCTTTGGTGATAGGAACCTCCGGGTCACAGAACAACCTATGGGTAGTTTCCTCACTAATCCCGTACATTCTCCGAGCTATCTGTCCACCCATAGGCTCAATCCTGCAAAGGAAGGTAGTCTCCTCTGTCCAAGTGAGTTTTGTCATTGCCTCACTCGTCCTTGTCTTTGTCGAAGTTAAAAGGCTTGCTTGCTTATCTCTAATCAATGGAACCTCATCCTTTTATATTTATTCCAGACCTGTTTAATGTCCTTCGGTATTTCCCCCGCAGGAGTAATACTCAAGGAACCTTCACCAAAGGAGTTATAACCTTCCAACCCCATTTTCCGGTATCTATAAATCATATAATCCTCCCAAGAGGAATAAATACCGTTAGGGATTATATACTCACCCGTGTCCTTATCTTTCTCATCCCACAACGTATAGTCAAGCCAATCGCTGTAGGTCTTATTCAGCAACAGGTCAAGTAAAACGTCCTTGCTTATGTCCGTAATACCTAACAAGGTTTTTACGTTGGTAATTATCTGCTGTTTGTCTGCATCAGGAATGGGGACAGCCATTTATATCGCCCCCTTTACTTTTTAGCGTCCTTTGTTTCCTTCGCCTTCGCTTCGGCCTTCTCTGTCTTTTCCTTCATAGCGTTAAATTCAGCTTCCCGCTCACTCGGCAGAACTTTTACTTCCTCAATATCCTCACGTATACGCAGGTATTTAGCAACCCGCTCGTCATCAGTCTGGAACTCACCCTTCATAAATTGAGCCCCACATTCGCCATAATATACATAAGGATTACGGTGTTTACTGACAAACTTAAATTTAGCCATTGTCTCTACCTCCTATTAAATTCTGTAGAATTTCACGAAAAGAGGAAGAGGCTTTGTAACCTCTCCCCCTTGTTTACTCGTTCAACCGTGACCTAAAAATTAGGCAAGGTTGATAATCTTACCAGCCGCTTTACTGTTCAGCAGTTTAATAGTGTTCTCAACCACCACATGACCTTGGAAGTAGTCGCCAGTTTTAGCCAAGTCCTCATAAAACGCAGGACGAAGCTCGGCAATTTCTACAAAACCAAGGTCAACCGCCAGCACAGTGCCAGCAGGCATCCAGCGGTTTAGCACAACTTCAATCCGACCAAAGTCAGAGTCGTAACGCTGAACGCTTACGCCGAATTCGTTGGTAGTCTGGTCAATCAACAGACGCACGTTGTTGGCGCTCTTGAAGATGTTATTAAAAGCCCGCTTTTCGGAGGCGTTCATAAAGCAGGTGTAGGAACCCAACGCCCCGGCTTCCCAAATCTTTTGGAGCATATCCAGAATCATATTCTCGGTCAAAGCGGTAGCAGCCGCATTAACCACGTTATTCGCATTTACAAGGTTAATGATACCGTCCATCTGACGAGGAGTGGAAGTGCCAGTGACCTCCGCAGTTTTCGTACCTTGCAGGAAGTACCATTCAACGTCCCGCTTCAACTCAACCAACCTGTCATTAATCTCGTTCAGGAACTCGTCACCTACACCCTTGGCTTTAATAACACGGGCAGTACCGGAAACGGAAACCACCTTTTCGAGAATCTGACAGTAATTGTCGAACATGGTACGGCTGGACTTAATCGGAGAACCTGCCTCCGCACCTTCCAGCTTCAGAGTACCACGGTTGCTATCCAGTTCCTTTTCCCTCCAAGTAACAGTAACGTCTTTCGCTTGCACAATCTGACCACGACCGGCCACCATAGTATATAGCGGAGTATCAGTCGGTGCTACCAGAGCAATTTCGGTCGAAAGGTCAATAACTTCCCCAGTCAGGAAATCAGTAGACTTCTTTATAGTCATTTAAAATCCTCTCCTTTCCATAAACTAAATATGGTTAATTTTTAATATTAATCGCTTGAAACAAACTTGTGCCTCAACAGGCCAAGTACATTACCCGTTTTCTCGGCTTTTTCCTTTTCCTTCTCGTATTCGGGTTTCGGGTGTTGCTTCTGTTTACCACCCTTATCATCCAGATGTTCAGGGGTAGAGCCCTTCAGGATTCTTTCTTTCTCATCCTTAACGGCTTTTTCAACCGCTTGCTTGAATACCTCCTTGAGCTTCTTTGCCCTTTCCTTGGTCGAAGATAAATCCTCTGCCATCACGAAGTCAATAAACTCAAGTGGCATATCCATTTCCTTGGCTAAATCAATGGTATCAAGCCGCAGTTGCTTCAATTGAAGCTCATTTTCACGAGCTTCGATTTCCTTTCTCGTCTTTTCAAGGAGTTCTTTTTCCCGTTCCTCTTGGGTCATTTTCTCAAGGCGTTCCTTCTCCTTGAGTTCTTCTTCCCACTTCTTACGTGCTTTTTTCAGAGCGTCAGTAACCCGCCTGTCAGCTTCACGTTGTACGAGGTCAAGAACCTCATCCTTGGTAAAAATGCCTTCATCCTTACCATCCTTACCGTCCTTACCGTCCTTGTCCCCATCTTGGCCCTTATCACCGTCTGCCCCTCCTTTATCCTTATCATTAGGAGTTGCTCCGGGTTCTTGGCCCTTGTCTTTGTCACCCTTGTTAGCGTCCCCGCCATCGTTGCCGGAGTCGCCGCCGTCACCAGCTCCAGAGCCAGCACCGCTCCCCACCATCGGCTCATCATCCGAACTCTTAACACCAAACGAATCATTAAAGAGCTTATCCATTTAAATTCCTCCTTTTCTCGGTTGTAACGTCATTGCCCCCGGTAAGGTTCAACGGCATTACCCCCTCTAATAGATAGGCCAATTTAGGCCATGAAATGCAAGTAAATTTCATTAAAAATTTCTAAAAAAGTTAAATTCGTATCCCATTAGCTTCAATCCATTCCTCATAACTGTTATATGCTCTTACCTCTCCCCGCTTTGTAGGCTTAATTCCTGTTTCATCTTTTTGGTTATGTCGCCTTAAATTAAAATCAGTATCAGGCGGTACAGGAGCTACATCACACCTACATTGAGGATGAGCCGGGAGTGGAGGTTCATTTCCAAATTCATACCGTCTGCCATCCCTCGGCCCACATATTTTACAGGTACGCTCATCATGGGTAGCAATCCACATTACTTCCTTAACCTTGTTTTCCCTATATACCCGCCTGTGAGCTTCATAATTCACCCTTGCCATTTCCGTCCTTGCCAACCTTCGAGCATTGAAAGTTGAGGTCTGGAAACGCTTTTTAAGGACTTTAGCAACCTTGTCAGAATGTTCCCCATTGATAAAACTTTGAGTGAGTTCCCTGCGGATAGTCTTTACTAATTTATCCCTGTTGTCCCAAATACGGTCTGAAAATTGAGCCCCGCTCCAAGGGAAAGCTAAAACAACATCAATTATCCGCTCCGTTACCTTTTTCCATTTAGGATTAGGAATAACTGCCAACTTTGCCAACTGATACACCCGCAAGTAATACGCCTTTTTTAGTTCTGTTTCCAATCCCCGCCGGAATAACCTTTGCTCTGCCTCCGCTAACCTGTCCCCCTCTTTTTTGATTAACTTGTAAAGTTTATCCCATGCTTTACGCCTCCGAATTTCACCATAATTGAGTACACCTTCATCATCAGCATACCTGTCGTAAAGTTTATTTACCTCCCTTACAATCTTATTCATTGAACGGTTATACTTTCTGGCAATTTCCCCCTCCAGCCTCTCCGTGTCCCGCCTCCAACGGTCATCATCAGTGTCAACCATGAGCCGTAGTCTATTTTCCAAGTTCATTTAATTGTCCCCTTTCTTATTCCTCCTCTCCCTCATCATCCTCCGGTACTTCCGGCATGGAGTTATCCTCAACCTCAATCTCTCGGTCAGGCGTAGGCAGTAGACCTTCTTCCTCCATTCGCTTCATGACCGTAGCCGGGTCATCAATGAACGGTAACAGGCTTAACAAGGTTTGAGTATCTAAAATACCTTGAAGCTGACTTACAATGGTTGCCTGTTCCACAATGTTAGGCGGGATATTCCGCTTGAATACAATTTCAACGTCATTAGCGTCCCATGCCTTACTGTACTTTATATTAAGTGGTACAGTGATGAGCCGGAGCAACTGTCTCAACCCTTTGGTCATTTTCCGCTCTTTCTCAATACACTTTGTTTCAAGGCCGAACAACTTAAACTTAATTGCCACCCCTGACAAATTCCCGGCGAACTCCTCATCATCGAGGTTAGGCACTCTTGCAAATTTATATATTTGCTTATCTAACCTCTCCAAATGAGCCGTTACCGCATTAGTGGGGAGGTCTTTTGTCAAGAATTTAGCGTCCCCGTCCTCATCAACTTCAATAATACCCTCTTGCTTTAATCGCTCCAAAGTGTCCGAACCTACAGACATATTCTTCAATACTAAATACGCCCGTCTATATGCTTCGTGTTCGTTTGAAGCGTCCGACAAGACTTTATTGAAGTTCTCAACCAAGGTCACAATTTTCTCAAAGTCGCCCATTTCATACCTGTTATTATAAAATGGAACAACCGGAACCTCTCCAAAAATATGAGGCTGAACTGCTCCCCCTTCCTTGCCATGATCAAGGACGTATTCGCCGTTGGACGCTGTTTGAATCCAATAAGTAACGTCCTTATCCGAGTAAATTTCAACGTGTTTAGTTTCCTCGTCCGAGATAACGTCCCTTACCGTATAATATCTCAGCACATAACGGAGCTTATCTGTCTTGCTGGAGTCATAAATAAATATGACCTCATCAGGTGGCAATTGTGCTAACCTTGTACTCCCGTTCTCATCTTGGTACACAAGGACAGCCACCATCCCCTTAATACTAAACTCCTTCACCAATTCCATATTCAAGTCCTCAATATGGTTATCAAAGAACACCTGCTTTAATGCCTCATCATATTCTTCATCATTCACATTAAAGTTAATGGGCCTGCCTATAAAATAACCAACCACGGTATCAATAATCTGCCCGTAGTAGTCATTGACCAACCTATTATTAGGCTTGTTCGGTTCCCCCTGCCTGTAAATAATATCATGGTTGCCAATATATAAATCCTCAAGTTTTGCGAATTTAGCAACCTTGCTCTCATGCTCCTCAATGAAGTCCTGTATAATCGAGGAAGAAAAGTCCTTAACCGCATCACTTATCAGGTACGGGTCAAACTTTTCAATTTCCAAGTCTTGCCCCGTGTCGTAGTCGGTGCTTATTTCCATCACCATACATACTTCACTCCTTTCAATAGTATTGACCAGTTTTGAAGTAAAAACGCAAGTAATTTAACCTAAATTGTAACCATGTTTATAGTAATTCGTCAGCTAATCGTGCCAGTTCACTCCTTTCATCATGTATTAAATGAACGTGGCTAAATAGCCTCTGCCCTGTAAATGCCCTTATGACAGTTGCCAGCCCATTATTGTCCCTTGTAAAGTTTCCGTCTATTTGGTTCAATGAACCGGAAAGAATTACCTTGCTCCCTTTCCCCGCTCGGCTTATTGCCATTTTTAGAGTCTCGGCCGAACAGTTTTGAGCTTCGTCAACAATCAAAACTGTATCTAATAAACTTGAGCCTCTCATAAACTGTAAAGGCTCAAGTGTTATTCTCTCCTTCAGCGGTTTCCCTGCGTATTGCTCAATGACCTCTATATTATCAAAGAATGGCCTTAAATAAGGCATAAACTTTTCATTAATGCCCCCCTTCAAAAAACCCATTTCTTTTCCCACCTGCTGGACTTCCCTTGTAAATATAATATTGCTGTACCCTGTCCATAACGCCCCTAACAATGCTATAAATGTTTTCCCTGTCCCTGCGTGTCCCGTCAATGCAATAAGATTAATGCTGTCATCCAATATATCAGCAAGAGCCGTGCTCTGCTCTGGATTGTGTTTTGTGCTTATTCCCCATAAGTTATAAGGGTGAATCTCAATGAGTTCCCCGTCTTGCCCCTTTAATATGTGTCCTTCCTCTGTTCTAAACTTTACATTAGGTACAAAACTTTCAGGAATCCCGCTTCGGTAATATTCCGCTAATCCCTCGTAAGTGATGTTTTGTAGGTAAACCATTTGTAAACCCCCTATTCTCAAAATGTGCATAAAAATAGGCCTGCTCTCCGGGTCTATGTTTATACCTTGCTACATTTTTAGTTGTCTGCAAAATTCACCTCCTATGTGAAAGCCGGAGGCGTTTGCCCCCGGCCTTGTTTTCTTATTGTATTTGCGGGTAGTGCGGGTTGTTTACCGCTCCCCGTTCTTCGTCCCATACCAAGGCGGCAATCTTGCCCTCTTTTACCGCTTTCTCGAACATTTTCGGTACTGCCTTGGCAAAAAGTCCTATGCTCCAACCGTGAGCGTCCTGTTCGCTGTGGTATCCGTTTCGTCCAAACCCTTCGGCATGCTGAAAATGATGACGGAGTTCATGGAGTGCTGTAACTATGCTTGTATTTGAAAGGTTGATTGTTTGAGTACCGGGATTGTAGCTTCCAAATGCTCCGAAGTGCTGTGTCCCGTAGTTTACGCTCGGCGGTGTCGCTCCGTAAATGTCGCATATCTCATTGAGCAGTTGAGTCAGCATATTCAGTTGTCCCCGCTCGTTCTTCCTGTAATACCCATCCTTAATAACCGCCCGTACTCTTTTAATCGCCTCCGGCTTATGCTTGTAGTCTTTGTAAAGTGGGTTTCTCATGTTTTAACGCCTCCCGTTTGTTTTATTGATTATATATTACCAAATAATATATTATCCCGTCAACCCATCTTACAAAAGTTTTTAGGAAAAATTTTAGGAGAGGTTTTAACCTCTCCTTCCCTTACATGCTAAATATTTGCTTTAATCCCTCAATGTCCTCCTCATCAATACTGCCAAATTCCTCTTTAATTTTAATTTTATACAGAAAACTTGCTCCTGTCCAAAACCCGTATTCTGGATTTCTCGCTTGTTTGACAGGCAAAGTCGAAAGCGTCAAAACGGTCATCATGGTCAACCCCTGGGAATAGTAACAACTCCTCCTCGAAGTCTCCCATATTAGTTCTAAAATAGACCTTGCCGTTCTCAAATATTGCTGACCTTCTCATTGCCCTCGTTACTTTGTCCTTGACCGTCTTTAATCCCACTACTGGTAATAATGTCTGCCTCTTTAATTCCTGCACCATTGCGGCTTGGTAAGCGTTTGCCTCTATGCCTATCCTCTCCACCGCTGGAAACTTATCTGCATACCGTAGAACCGTATTTAATTGCTGATTGAATGTTAGCCTATCCCTGACATAATCAAGGACAAAGACGTTCTTCTCCTCGTCAATTCCAATGACCATAAGAACATAAAAGTCATCAGTCTCTTTTTGCTCAATCGCCAAGTCAACCCCAAAATAGACAGTAACAGGTTTCTTGAATTTCTTGCCGTTATTGTCTTGGTAAGAAACATATACATTCCCGCTCCTGTCAATCTCGTAGTCATCATAATACTTGAAGTATTTATATTTGAAAATTGAACCTTTCGCCAGTTCCGTTTCGTTCTGGTACTGCATGGAGAAAATAATCTTACCAGACTCCGCTTCAATCTGCCGCAGCTTTTTGATTGAGAATTTATCCTCCCAAAGACTCGTCCCGTCCGGCTGTATTGCCCTTTGTATCTGTGCCCGGTAATTGCCAGACTTGATTAAATCCTCATACAAATCAAGCGGGTTATACCGTGTCCCTAATATATGGAGTTCCCCTTCAGGCTCCAATGTCGGCAATAATGAACTATAAAACCATTCCTTTAGCTTCTCCCTCTGTGTCTCCGTCCTTGCGTTCTCAAAACCAACCAAGTCATCAGCAATGATAATGTCAAAGTGTTTTGAGATAACCGCTCCGCTGGCTCCCAAGGCTGTGAGTGTCGCTTCCTTCTTAATATGCTTCCGCTTCTTTACGGTAAATTCTTTATCCTTCCAAGGGTAGCCAACCATGCCCCCAAATATCCTAATTAAATCCTCGTTTTGTTCTAAATGAGTCCTAACCTCTTTTACAAACGCCTCTGCCTGTGTCTGTGTTTTACTGCCTATCAATATCCTTGTGTCCGGATTACGGAGTATTTTGGTAATGCAATAATCAACATCCCCTATTGTTGACTTACCAAAACCACGGGGAGCTAAATCTAAAGTATAGGGATTAAGGACAATATTGAGCATAATGTTCTTGTGTATTTTCTCTAACTCCCGCTTGGTTATAAACTTGCTCACCGTCCACCATGCAGTAAGGAAATCTCCGTACATTACCACCGTGTATATATTTCTATCTGTTTGGTATAATCCGTCTTTTGCATATACGCCCATCATATCACCTGCCTTATATATGAAAAAAGCCCCCTCAAAATTAAGGAGTGCTTCCTTGTTTTCTCTTTTATTATTCCCTTACTTTACCACTTCGGTGTATTCTTCCGGCTCACCTTCGTCCTGTTCCTCTGCCTCCTCCGGCTCCCCTTCATCAATGAAAATCTTTTCAAAGATTTCCTTCAGTTGTAGTCCGTCTAACATTAAATCAGCGTATATTCTGCCCTCACTGTCTTTGAATGTTTCAACGTGCCAGTGCCCTCCAACCTTGAGCTTTAACTCCAGCAACTTTTCAATAAATCCATCCAGAAACATATTCCCTAAAAACTTGAGTTTCATTGATACCTCTCTTGGCTTGTATTCGCTTTTCTCGTCCCCGCAGAATTCACAAGCTGAATTGTTCCCAATGTACCTGCAAGTGTCACAACCTACCATTTTAGCTCCCATCTTTCTCCCTCCTGTTGTTTTTATTCCTATTGTCTTATATGACAAAACGCCTCCCGTATTTAAGCCCATTTTAACAAAATATTTTCGGTTTGTAATCCCCGTCCAGCACCACTCGTCCTATTTTATACTTCCAAATTAAACTCTTGGCCTCATCAAATCGCAATAGCTTCCCGTTAGGAAATTCTACATAACGAGTACGCCTTTCTTTATCCCCACATAATCTGCCTGTTCCCTCACCAAAATAGACAACCTCTATTTCAGTCAGTTCCCTCTCCGTCATCCGGCTCCCCCTTTTCGCTTTCTTCTTCAAGTATTTCGTCCTCCGTTCTGCCTCCAGTAACATCTGCCCATATCGCTTCCCGCATCTTATCAATGGCTTCTCTATCCTCTACCGTCAGGCCAACCCTATTATCAACAACCTCTGTCGGTTCTCCCATAAGCATAAGGTCTAATTTAATAACCTTCTCCAAGTCGCTCACGCTCTTAATCTTGACCTTGCCTTCTTTCAGGTCTTTTACCAATTGATTGTATAAGGCTTTGAGGATTGTTCTTATCTTGGCCTTTTCAGAAAGTATTTCTTCATTGTTCCGCTCTTGCATTTCTTGAGCGAGTTCAATGTCCCTTTGTTTTACCCGTTCCATCCAGTTATATTTCTTGCTCCAGTTACCTACGGAACGGAGGGATACTCCGAAGTGTTCTGCTACCTTCTTTAAGTTTCTATCTGGGCCAAGAGTATAATAATACTCAAATGCTTCCTTGTGACGAAGTGTTTCACCTTCTTTTGGTCGCCCCATTGAACTCAACCCCCTTTCTATGGAAATGTAATTGAACCTTTATAGTACGGTAATAATTGGAAAATTATTCTGAAGGTGTGTAATACTCTACCTTTAGGGTTTCTTCCTTCATCCAATTATCAACCTTTTTATTTATCTTCTCTATTAGTCCCCGCCTTTTTGCTGATTCTATTCTCATCCATGTCTGAAAGGTAGGACTAAACACCAATCTCTCAATGGTGTCCTTTATTTTGTTCATGGCCACCTCTCCCATTAAAATAGCCGGAGGATTATTTCCCCCCGGCCTCTAATATTGCCACCAATACAAGACAGTATAATGCTATTAGTAGTAATACCTGTTGTAATTCTGTGAACATTTCTTACCTCCCCTCTTTTATAGGCCTTCCTCCTCATTGTCCCTCATCAACGCCCCTTTCGGCTCCTGTCTCCTTTCTTGTCACTCCAAACACTATGACATACCGCCAATCGCTGGTCTTTGTCCTTAAATTCCCTTTTCATTACGCTGTTATCCATACATCTTTTTATAAAATCCTGTCTTTTCTCTCCTCGCTTCGGTGTAGGTAAAGGCATTTATTTTCACCCCCTGCTTTTTCCGAGGATAATATCATCAATAGCCATCAGTACATTCCCGTAGGCTGCCTTTGCGGCGAGTCTGGTATCCTCGTCATTAAATTCATAGTCTGCCCGGTCTTTCATTTGAAGTACCTGCTCCCGTAGTCCATCAAAGATCGAACTTTGGTGAATATCCGGTTGAGGTTGTCGCTCATCGAGATTGCCACTCATCAAAGTCCATGCAGTATTTACAAGGCTCATCCTCTTTGTCCCTGTCCTTATGACCGCAGACGTGCAGATCCTCATATTTACAACTATCACAGGACAGGTCACACTTGAACTTTCTTTCTTCACCGCAAGATTGGCACATTTTTTTCCTCCTCCTCTTTTAGTTCAAATAGGTCAAATCCTTCGCACTCCCTATAAGGGGGATTATAGGTTGCTACCTTTGCGTGTTTGCATTTACCGCACTCTTTTTCAACAAAATGGTTATATCCGTCAGTACATTCATCACAACCTTTATACATTACGCTTCCCCTCTCCCCCAACTCTTTTTTCAGTGCCTCAACCGCCTCCGGTGTCCCTATATCAACAAAGAACCCATTATATCGGTATCCTACAATCTGCCGTTCCTCCGCTAATATGGGCAATACATCATAGCTAAAATCGCTTTTTCCTTCCGGTATTCTTTCCAAAACTTTTTTGTTGACAATCATAGTCGCCCCGTTAATGAATAGAGAACCGTCCTCACTCTTTTCAATAAATTGGGTAATATAAGGACTTTCCCAACTCTCATATATTGCCCTTCCGAAGTCTCCCCCTTCCCTCACGGGCGTTAGCATTGTTATTAACGGGTCATAGGTTTCGTGCATATATACCAAGGAGTCAGTATTTGCTCGGTGTAACGTGTCCCCATAAATGACTAAAAAATTACTGCTTTTGATCATTTGCCCCGCTTGCTTCAATGCTCCCCCCGTTCCAAGGGGTTCATCCTCAACACAATATTCAATTTTCATCCCGCAAAAATCGTGTCCGAAGTGGTCAATTATGACTTCTTTCAAGTGTCCCACACTCAAGACAACCCTATGTATTCCTTCTCTCCGCAGTTTGTTTAGTACCGCATGGAGAAAAGGCACTCCTTTAATCTCAACCATAGGCTTTGGTATCCTATCGCCCGTTAATTCTCTTAACCTTTCTCCTTTACCTCCTGCCAATACAACCGCTTCAACCATCATATTCCTCCCATCACCGTTAGAAAATTAAATCCTTCTGACTTTTGGGGTAGTTCCAACATTTGAGCCATTCGCTTTATCACAAACTCTGGAACCCTTTCCCCGTCCGGCCTCTTTGCGTTCCGCTCCAGACAAACTTCTTCGGGGACATCAAAGTACACTCCGCATACATAAGCATCATGCTTCTTTGCAATGTCCAAAAACGGTTTCCGTCTTGCCCGTGTTACATTGGTAGCGTTAATAATGACCTCCCACCCTAATCCAAGGTATTCGTCAGTCATTTCATACGCTGTTTTCCAGACTTCCTCCTCAACGCATGGGTCAAATTGGACGTTGAAATGTTCCCGCCTTATTTTGTCCGGGCAAACCTCAATCACCTTTTCCCCCGGCTTAATTAGGTTACTTGCTTCAATGAAGGTATCCTTACCGCTTGCCGGGAGTCCCATCAGCATACTTAATACAGGTTCATTTTCCATCTTTGGTTTCCCCTTTGTTATGTCTTACCTGTATATAAAACAAACTGCCCCTATTTTTTAAGTCCTGTTCAGTCCTTTTTTAGCATTAGATACTGTTCTTTATTGAAGAAAGTATCCTTGTACCCCATTTCATTCAGTATCCGCTTAATTTTCAACGGCGGGAATGCTTGAGCACCAAAATGCCCATCAATTAAACCCCGCCAGATATTGTGCAATTTATCAACGGCAACCTTGTTCTTTTTTAGGTACTCTACAACGTGCCGTTTGTTTTGAGGCTTGAGACTGTTCTTCATATCAAAGAACGTCATCCTGTCAAACAGCTCTAAATAACGAGCAACAAACGCCTCAATAGTAAAATTGTCCAGCGTGTACTCCTTGATATTAGCCACCAACTCAATAAACTTCTTCCTGTCCTCATACCACAGATTAATTAGATCCCGTATTTTCTCCTTTTGTTCAATCTTGCTCTTAAACAGGTATTCATACCCCGGCTTGACCAATTCAGGGAATGTCACCCCGTTTGGTGCAACCAATACTTGACCGAGTGCCATGCTTTCAATACCTGTAATACAGAATGTTTCATATTGACTGTTGGTTACGTTTAAATGCCCTTGGGAAATATAAGTAATATAATCCTCATAGGCATATAAGTCCTCTTTAAATTCAATGAATGGATAACCGGAAAGCTGTGACCTGCTACCTTCCCCCGTCACAACTGCCTTAAATTTCAACCCTTCCCTATAAAGCTCATATAACAGGTCAAAGGTGTCTTTGTAGTTCTTGTACGCCTGTAACCTGTGATTGTAAATAATGGTAAACGTGTCAAACTTGTCACCAACGTCAAACCGCTCAAACAATTCCCGCTTTAACAGACCGAATTTAATAACATCCCCCGTGTAACTGTACCCGTCATCGAATTGGTCATGAGCTGTCTCCTCAAACATTTTCCGAGTGTATTCGGTATTGAATACGTTAAAATCAACCAACTTCGTACCAATTAGTTGCATATCCCTTATATGCTCCATGCCGGAGTAAGGCAAGGTCTTATGAATAACATAATGGTGCTGATTAATGACCACAGGCCGACACTTCGGATTAAACGTACTAATAAAGTATTTCAATAGGTGCCCTATCTCAGTCACTTGGTTCCAGATAATATCCGGCGTGTATTTGTCAAAAATACGCTTCCATGTGTAATAATCAAAGTGAACAACATTTTCCCGCTTCCCCGTTGGCAACTTGATAGGCACGGGAATAATTCTCGAATGGTTCCAAAACTCCGGGTCAGGCTCATATTTCCATCCCTTATTTGAAGGAAATACAAATAAGAAATATATGTCATCCCTCTGCCGGAGCATTTCTTGTATCGTGTTCCTTAAAAATATATAGTTACTATCCTTGTTCAAACAGTTCTTGACTGAGAACATAGGATAGGTCAATACAACCATGCTTATTCCTCCCTTAACAAGTAGTCAACCAAGGCCGGGTTCTGCCTCAATACCATTAGCATACCCTTTGCCACCTTATCAGTCTTTGCCTCGTTTAGACCAATCTCTAAAAATTCATCAATGCCGTGAGTTACTTCGTGCATGAGTGTATTCCTCTTTGCCCCTTCGCTCAACTGCCTATCAACCACAATTTTCCCAAAACCAATATCAATCAGGCCGGAGCATTGCTGTCCCTCCAGAATAATTACCCCGTTAGACTCCTCAACCTCATAGACATTACTGCCTATAATCAACTTTTTCGGTAAAGAGCTTACCTTCGGTTCTTCTTCAATCCGTTGTATTCCCCGTTCTTCTTCAGGCTTGAAGCCTATCCTTTCTTTAGTCATGGTTTCAACTCCTCTAAATAATTGTTAATATCCACCTGCCTTATCTTATCCCGGCACTTCTCTACTGCATGAGCCAAGATAACATCATTTGAGGCATCATCATAGGCGGCAATCTCCTCGAACATCAACAACAACTTATTCGCTATTTTCTTCGGTATTAACTTGCTACCAAATAAACCGGAGACAGAGAATTGGACTTCCTTCTCTTTTTCTTCCTTATCCTCGTCATTATCCTCCGGCCCATCTTCCCCGTCATCCTCATCCGTGAGCCGTGTCGCCTGTTCCATTTCCTCAAAAATGGCCATATCCAAGTCATTGAAAGCAAAGATGTCCTTTATCTCATCATAAGTGAAGCCCGTTTCAATGATAATCTCATCAATACTGAAGTAATTGGTCAATTCATCCATAATAGAACCAAGGAGTTCATCATCATTACTGCCCCGCAAATTATTAAAGGCTATCGTTTTGAGCTTCGCTTCTTCGTGGCCACTCTCCACCACTACCGCCCAAATTTCAGATAGCCCTACTTCCTTACTTGCTTTCCACCTATGGTACCCGTCAATTATGGTCATATCCTGCCGGACTAAAATAGGCTGTAACATGCCATATTTTTGTATGGCATGCTTTAGGCTCTCATATTGCTCCTGTTCCATCCTGTTAGGATTATAATTATTCGGTTTTATTTCCGTTACAGGTAATTTCTTTACAATCATGCTTCCAACTCCTCCAAGTAAAGTTTAAGGTACAAGTACATTATCTGCCAAGCCTCCAACTCGTACCCCATAGCATCCAGTACCTCAATCCCGTCAGCAATCACTCTCCCTATCCGGGCAGGTAGCTTGCTCTTGCCTAAAATTTCAGAAATCCTTACAGACTCCTCCTCGTCATCATTAAAGAAGTCGTCAAAATCAAAATTGTCATCCAGTTCGCTTAACTTGATAATGTCATTTATGTCAGATACATCAATACCCGTGTTAACGGAGATAAACTCCTCGTCAAATTCGTCCTGCTCCAACAGGCTTTTCAAGAGGTCTGCAAATAATACCGGATTATTTTTACCCCTTATCTTATTCATTGCCAAAGTCTTTAACTTTGCCCTCTCCTCACCGTCTGAGATAATAACCGCCCAGACCTCCTCAATGCCTAACTCCTTACAAGCCTTCCACCTATGGTAGCCATCAATGATAGTCATATCCTCATTGACAAGTAAAGGTTGTAGCATACCTTCCTCGGCTATATTGCTTTTCATAACCTCATATTTTGCCCCGCTCATTTTGTTTGGATTATATTCATTAGGGCGCAGTTCCTCCGTCCGTACTTTTTTCAGTTCCATGACCTCACCGCCTTATGGTTATAGTTCCCTTCAATAGATAACCCACGTTAGAAACCAAAATGCAAGTAAAATGCAATAAAAAATTACCCTCATTGAACTTAAAGGGTAATTATTCAAACAGGCTCAAATCTTCTTCTGAAATACTGCTTTCCAAGTGCGTTGGGTGTATTTGGCTCATTGGAATCTCTTTTTCTTTTACCCTCCGCTGCCTCCGCTCTGTCAAATATGGATACTCCTCTTTTGCTCGTTTATCAGAGTCCCGGCTTGTATAATAGGGATCATTATCCCTTAACCATTGAGTTACAATGTCCTCCAACCATCTCACCCCCTACAATCTATGGTAGTAATCAACAAAGAATTTCTTTTCGTTCTCGTCTAAATATACGTTTCCAACCTTCCCCTCAAGTAAATACTTCTGTATCAATTTCAGGCCGGAAATAATCAAAAAGCCAACCCCCTGCCGGGTCAAGCCCATTTCTTGAGCAGCTTGTTCCTGTGTCTTTCCGCATACATAGACACTAAAAATGGCTTGCCGTTGTTTATCTGTTACTGCTCCCCGTCCCCCTTCGTACAATCCCAACGCCTTTTTCAAGTCGATAAGAATAACCATAGCTGACAGGTTTCCCTTACCCGCCAGCTCCTCGAAAAAGGGCAAACTTGATATTGCCCGTTTGAGGGAACGGACACTTGAGTAGTCCACAGCGTTCATTAAACTGTCATGGGTTACATCACGGGACTTTCCCAGGGTCGTCCCCTCCTTTCGTGTCTTATTGTTTACCTGGAATATTCTCCTTAACTATAGTATAAAATATTTCCGGTGTCTCGTCAAGTACGCCGACCGTTTCAAGGTACTGTATGAAATTGTCCGGGTTCTCTGCAAAGAAGTTCGCAATCTCAATGAAATCAAGAATTGTATTCCTATCCTCAAAGAACATCTTTGTCATTACGGTATAGTTGAACAGATCAAGTAAGGTCTGCCTCATATCCTCATCCTCAACATTCGCCTTTTTACCATCTGCCAAATTCAGAATCCTGTTCACCTTGTCAAATGCTCTCACCTTATGGGCCACTTCTCCGAACTTTTCAAGAGACTTGTTGAAAGAATCCCCGTAGTCTGCGTTCTTCTTGAGGTATGTCAGTACCCTATCCCTAATAAAGAATTCAAGGCGAGGATACTCCAATCTTTTTAGATCACTATCTATACACCATACCCCGTGACCACTTTTGGTACGTCCGTTACACTCATGCCCATCAACATACTCAAAAAATTCAACTGCATACCAACGGTTCTCAACTGCCTTAACTTCCCCCCGCTTACCGTAGGTAGAGAACATTCCGTCACAAATATCCTTTACCGCCTCAACCTTATCACCTGGCTTAAATTTCATTTACATTGCCTCCCCTTATTTATATCCCGTGGAACCCTGCATACCTCTATCCGGGTTCCCCAAATATTGCACCGTTTCAAATACCGAAGGTGGATTTACGTCCATTTTATCAATTATGCGGAACTGACAAATTCTGTCCGTTTTAGCAATTCGCCCGTCCCTTAATGCGATCCCAAAGAAGTGCCATTCGTCCCCGTCACCGCAGAAACTGTTGTCCACAATGCCGGGAGAATTAGCTTGAATGATACCGAACTTCTTAAAGGTTGAACCCCTTGAAACAACCCAAGCCTCTTTTCCCTCCGGCAACTTCATTGCAATTCCCAATGGAATTTTCACATAGTCCCCGGCTTTGTACTCAACATCAATCCGGCTCCGCAGGTCAATCCAATCACCTTTCTCGGTTATTTGGATTCCGGGAAGTGCCGGGTCGAAGTATTTTACCTTTACTTTATCCTTGAGACCCGACAAGGTTTTCAATCTTTTCAGTAACAGCATCAATCTTTTTAACCTCCTCTGCAATGTAATTATTCATATCCGTAGCCTTATCAATGATAGCCACGTTCTCGACGTAAGTCTCCGACAGAACCGCCCTCTACTGTTTCAACTTGTTTACAATGTCCGTGAAGATTGAAAGTACAGACTCCACGCTTTGAACCGCCTTCCCATTTTTAGTCAGCTTATCTCCCATCACTTTTAAACAACCTCCTTAATTTTTAAATTATTGAGCATCTTTGCTCTTGCTTGCTCCAAACCATTCACCGCCAACATCATAGCATCAATTCTACCCCATAAACCCGCAAGTGTCTCCTCCACTTCTTGAGAGCTGGACATGAAGTAATAACCTGTGTTACAACTCCCAACCGGGTAACCCTGCGCCCTTAAACTATTCACCAGCTTCCGCACTTCAGCCGTACCGTTCAAATTAAAAATGGTTGCCAAGTGCTTTCCTCTCACCGCCCTTCCTTTTCCTCTGCAATCCTTTGCCAGATAAACAAGTAAACTGTACCCTTTTTCGTCCATTCTCTTACCTCCTCTTTAATGTTCTTGTTAGTATTTATTACAAACCACTCTTAAAAGTTAAGTAAGGAGCTAAAAATTTAGCCCCCCACTCGAACATTTTTAAACTTCCTCCGTGGGTATTCAAATTCTCTCCGCACTTCGCCCCATGAGCTTACCCGTGTAAAATATCCGATAACCCTTGTATAGTAATCCGTTATCTTGCCAGCACAGATAGGACAGGTTTTCTCTGTACCTACTACCGAAGTATGCCCGTTCTCACATTCGCCAAAACCGTAGTTTACTGCGAAGTGTTCAACCCCGTATTTTAAAACAACCATGATGAGCTTTTTCATTGTTTCGGGATTTTTTACTTTCTCTTGGACATTCAAGTGCATTATCCCGCCACCGCTCAATATTTTCATAAACTTGCCAGACAGCTTAATTCGTTCCATCATAGTAACATCAGCTATAAGAGGCAAGTATTGGTTGCTGTATAATTCAAAGACCTGCCTATCGCCAAACAGCAGTTTGTCTTTCCGTGCCAACGTAATAGCCGTGGACTCTGCCGGAATCTCCTCTGTATTAAATGAGTTTCCTGTCTCCTTGCTGAATTCCAAAGCTCTTTTTTCCATTGCCATTAGAACGCTTTCTGCAAACTCTTGTCCTTCCTCCTTCTCCATAGGCAATCCCATGAAATAGCAAGCCTCATATACTCCGTTGATACCAATGGTGCTAAAAAACATATTAAGGTTAAACCACTTCAAGGGATTAAAGAATTTCAGGAACCCCCGTTCAATTCTACGCCGGAGAATTTCCTCCCTATGAACCAACAACAACTCTTTTGCTATTTGTAGCCGTTCCTCTAAAATATTGAAAAATTTCTCCTTGTCGCCCCGTGCTTCAAGTGCTATCCGGGGCAGATTAATTGTCACAACCCTATGGGAACCTATATTTAAGCCACCGTTACCAAAGGTATCAGCCCGGTATTCCATCCTCTCCGTGTCATTAATAAACCTGCAACACATAGCAATTTTAGAACCTTCATTTGCGTAAATATTGTAGACTCCATTTTCACAGTTAGTCTGTGCTATGAAATCAACAAAATCCTCATCCAGCGGCCTTCTATTCTCATCAACGCTAACATTAGCCGTTATTACCGGGAACCTATACGGTAAACCGCTTGACGGGTCGCCCTTACTAAAAAATCCTGCACAAATCTTTTGGACTTTCATTATATACTCAATATCAACCTCGGAACCGTCTGGATACCTATACTCCTTAAACAATTTTCGCAGGTTTTCCCTATCAAAAATAGAGACATTCGTGAAAGGACTTTGACCGCTCACCCTAAATTTATTATTCATAACGTGAACAAATTTCTGCCACTGGTTGCGGACATATTTAGCCCCTTCTTCCGTATCCGGGTCAATTCCTTCTTTTTTAAGGTAATAACACAAGTTTACAATCAAATCCCCCGGTGCTACCGCCCCGACAAATTCTTGAGACATATCCATTGTAGTTTCAATAACCTGAGCAATAAAACTATCTGCCCGTTTAGGCGGTACGCTTTGCAATTGTCCGTATGGCCTGCCCTCCGTCATTAAATGACTTGTAGAATAAGCAAAACAATAAGGAACCTGCACCCCATGCCCGGAAGCATCATGGAAATATACCTTCCCATCTAAAATAGCGGAGATAAACTCATTTGCCCGCTGTAATCCGAACCGCTTTTTAGCATACCTCCACAGTAGATAATACCCCTCCAGCTTCAAAATACCCTTGGTTACTTCCGCTTGGTAATTATTGGCACTTAATTCCTCATTTGCGTTAGCGTTCATATCAACCGAAGTATCAGACAACTTCTTTGTGAAGTAATTATGTGACATTTGCCCAACGTCAACCTTCCTCGGACTTATTCCGTCCAAATCCAATAATTTCACCCTGTCCGGGTCTTTTGCATAGTTATAATACAGTTTTTCAAAATCGCTTTCAAACGTCAGACCAATTAGCAAAATAAATCCCTCCTATTCTATCAACATACACATGAACTACCGCTTGGTTACTACTTGCCGGGAACCTGCCCGTAGCCAGCCCCTCCTTATACTCCCCTGCAACAACCACATCACATAGCCGCAGAACTTCCTCTGGAACCTCTTGTAATTCGTATCCCGTATATAGCCAAACCCTCAAACCCATTTGCCTTACGGCTTGCATCATTTCCCTTAAAGGCTCAACCTGTTCCAAAGGTTCCCCACCTTGAAACACCACGGAGTCATAGTCCTCTCCGTAGTCCCGTATCAGGTGGATAATTTCCTCGGTATCTACTTCCCTGCCACCATCAAAAGGCTGTAGCTCTGGGTTATGACACCCTTTACACCGCTTCCGGCAACCTTGAAAAAAGACCACAAAAGCAATCCCGTCACCGTCAATAGTTGAAAAATCATTAATGCCTCCAAGTCTAAACCTCAATGGCCCCCCTCCTCTCTAATAATTCGCTTCAGGAGTAATGTCAACTCGTCATCCTCCACCATATCATTTATTTCCCCGTCCAACGCCTCGGCAATAATCCGCCCCAACGTCCGGTAGGCTTGGTATAATGCCTTCCATTGGTGAGCGTCCATGCTGTAATAGTCCGTTATATTGTCAAAGCTAAATGTAACAAAGGCAAAAGGCTTACCCTTTAAGGTTGCCTCCTCCCTTATCTTTCTAAAAAACTCCTCCTTTAGCGTTATGCTCTTGCTCGGCTTCGCCTTGGTTTTGCACTCAATCAAGGCATCATCAAGCCCAACGTCACCGGGGTCAAACGGAGTCGCCCCGCTGTTCGCTTTCTTCCTCCCTCCTACAAATTTACTTACCCTCTTTTCCTGCTTGTTTGAATGTTTTCTCATGCAGTACCCTCCCTAAATAATCCTTTAAAATATATACTACAAAAGGACTTGGAATATGAAGTTTGGTTAAATTGTCAGAATTGTTTCTCCAGAGGACAAATCTGTCCCTTAAATATATACTATATAAATACCTATAATAAATTATATTAGACTAAATAGAAACAAGGACAACATAGGGGTTATATAGTTGCCCTTGACCTTACCGGGGTATTTATATTATAACAAATTTTTTAGGCTTTTTCAATTAAATGGGTTGCATTTCTTTAGGACTTATGGTAATATAATTACAGGGTGGGTTCCACTTACCGGTGGTATCCTCCAAGCACCTCCCTCCACCTCTTACGCCTCCACAATATAAAAGCCGGGGTAGAAACGCCTCCCACCCCGGCTAACTACATATTAAAATTAAATATCAAGTCCCCTGTCAATTATTATTTCTGGAGGGATGAGTATTAAATGCTCTTGACAAGGGACAAAAAAATAACGGACTTTTCAGTCCGCTTTTTTAGTTTATGCTAATTTCTTCTAAACACCATTTACCGTCAGTCGGCTCATACCTCACAACAGCTAAATACCTACTCCTTATCTTTGCTCCAAAACTATTTTCGGCATCAACCCATCCCGTTACTTTAAACCTATTCTTCTCAATCTCTGTTACTTTGTCCGGGTCATAAGAGTTAAACTCTGCCGTTCCGGGTGCTTTAAGTATGTCTTTAACAAACTCCTCTGCCGCTATCGCCGCTTCAGATGGATATGCCCTGTTTGTGTCCTGCTTCGTCCCGTCATCCGTTCCCGCTCCTACCCCTGCTATTGCCATTATGAAAAATACTGCAAGGATAATTAAAACATGCTTTGAGCCAAATTTTTTCTTTCTCTCTACTGTCCTCATAATATTCCCCCTTCGCTTTATTTTGTATCTTAATTATACCAAAATATGCCCGTCCTCACAATAAAAAAAGAGGACTTTTTAGCCCTTAATCCATGTATTCAATCTCCACTCGGTTCCTCGGCAACCATGTTTCTAATCTAATCTGCCGTATCTGTTGCCTTAATTGCTCTTGTCCTTCTTCCGTCCGTGCCAGTTGCTCATATTCGCTCCGGCCAATCCCCAACTTTGCACAACATTCCGGGCCGATACCGATAAGCCTTGAAACATCATTTGTTAATGCCCTTCCGCACCTTGCACACCGTACAAAATCGCCCGTGGTGGCATGTCCTTCAAAATATATTCCTCTCCGGCTGTACCTTAAAATATACCCTTCCAATTCCCTTGTTACTCCGTGCTGTCTTGCCAACCATGCCGGAATCGTTATTCTCACCGCTCTCCGCTGTTTCCTATTTCCTTCCTGTTCTCCTTCCGGCTTATCCCCTTTGTACTCTCTCCACCATACAACCCGATGAAACCTTTTCTTGACCACTAAACAATCCTCAAGCTCCAGTTCATCCGTATCAAATGCCTTGAATTTCTCTGTATTAGTAAATTCCCGTATCCAGTGCTTTTTGTTCGGCTTCCATTTAAACCCCTTCTCCTTCAGTCGTTCCCTTGCGTGGTACGTCCCGCCGCTGATTATAACTGACATCATACTCTATCAACCTCCTCCACGTTCAGGACTTCGCCCCCGTCCTGCTGAATGTTCTCCGTTTTATCCTCCAGCTCGGTCTCTGTCAACATGAACCTATCCAAGTTCGGCCTTCCCTGTCTGTCTATCCACTCTATTTCCCAAGGTTTCCGTCTTTCCATCTTACCGCCCCCGTTCCGTTGTTTGATTATATATTACCAAACAATATTAATATGGTCAACCCCGTAAATAAAAAAAAATGAGGAGTTTTTCAACCCCCTCACCATTCGCCAGACGGTATCTTTTTGCCCGGTGCTTTCCTGTTCCAAATGTACACCCATGCAGGTTCGGTGTTTCCTTCGCTATTGATAACAAAGACCTGCTTTCTAACGTACATGGACGCTCCTGGATTGTTCTCGGAATATCCCTCTAACCTGTCAACTTTCCTCATTACCTTGTGATACAATTCAGGGTGAATATATATCAACTGACCTTTCACCGCCCCCTTACCTTCCATAATCGCCGGGAACATTCCATGTACTGAATACATTTCAAACCCCCGTAGCTCCGCTGTTTCCACCCCGTCCAACCTTCCTTCGAGGAGCCTAAAATTATGCTCCCCTTCCTTTAATGTCCCGTAAACAAAAATTGGTAATTGTTTTTCCATTCGTAACGCCTCCCTTATTTCGCCTTGATAGGCAACTTTTTTAGTGGTAGTTTCCAATTCCAATAGCCTTGCTGTATCCTGCTAATATATTCCGCTGATGGGTTTTTAGGCTGGTCGTGTTCCTTGCACATTATGTAGGTCAATGCCTCCAGCTTGCCCCACTCGGTTTCAACTGTTACGGTTGCCTTATAATAAACCCCAACCTTTACCCCTTCGTATCTATCCAGCGTCTTTATGTCCTGCTCTGGACATTGATACAACGCCCCGTGGACTACCGCCCCTTTCTTCCTTACTATTGTAGCGACCCCTTTACCTCCTGGGTTCGCTCTATATGTCAATTCATAGTTTCGAAGTTTCGCCTTTGTCAACGGTACGCTGTTCGGACACCTTGTTAGCATTTGCTCTATGCTCAAATTACTTCCAAATGCAAAGTATAACACTCTTACCGCCTCCTTTTTTATTTGACCGGGAGCCGGAGCCCCCGGCTTTTTACTTATAGGTTGTAAGTTAATGTTTTTGTGTCTAACATATCGAAGAATAACCCGCTTACCTTCTTTCTGGCTATTATATCACAATTTCTATATTTTTCTACTGTCACATTGTAAAGGTCTTGTCCTTCGTCTAATTCGATAATGAATTGAGTCCCCATTACGTCAAAAGTCTTTTTATCCGTTTTATAATACTTGATAATTAACCTGCCGTTGTCTGCTAAGTTCGCTTGCTTATGCCCCCTCGGTGCTTTCGGATTAATTGCCATCCATTGTTGAAGTGCTACCTGCATTTGTTCTTTAGTCATTTTATCTGCCTCCTTAATTTTTTTCCTCCTCACGTTTATATATTACCATATAATAAAATGCCAGTCAACAAAAATTAGTAAAAAAGACAAAAAAATTGAGGCAAAATCGCCCCAATTATTTAATGACTTCTTCGTTTATCATTTCATAGACAGTATTGAACAGTTCGTCATCCTCCTCCAACTTCTTAATGAGTTTAGCCTTGCCTTGAAATTTCAGTACCCCTCCTGCCTCTGACAGTATTTCCCCGGTACTCTTGTCAACAATGGAAAACCATGCTCCCGACTGTAAAATTATCCCGGTGAGTAATCCTGCCTGTATCGTGTCATTAATAACATGGATACCATTAGAATACGTTAACGTATAACTACCAAGCCTCCGGTCAGGCTTTGTTACCTTGTTTTTCATTATCCTGATGTCAACAATATTCCCGTAGGCAAGGTCTGTACGGTTTACCAGTTCATTGCAATTCTCGTCAATAAATTTCCCTTTGCTAAAAAACAACCTTTGTGAATAAGCGTGTTTCAAAGCTCTGCCCCCCGGCGTATTATACGCCGTGTAAGGCGTTCCTATCTTGTCACGGAGTTGATTAATCATTATCATAGTACATTCATATTTAGTGAGTATGCCCGTGATTTTTTGAGCAAACTTCGTCAGTACCCCTGCGTTACCGCAGTAGCTTTGTGCTTCCATATCCCCTTCATATACCGTCTTTGGCACTAAATAAGGAATACTGTCAATGACCACAAGACCAATCTTGCCGGACTTAATCATGTCAATTACCATTTGTAGAACCTGCTCTGCATACTCATCATCAGGCTTAATCCATATTACCCGGTCAATGTCCACCCCAAGTAAGGTAGCCCATTCAAAGTCAATACTGTTCTCCGCATCAACGAATAGTACCGCCCGGTCATCAATCTGTTGGAAATTCTTCACTATATCGAGGCTTGAAGTGGTCTTTCCGCTCTCCTCTGCCCCAACAAACTCGGACAGCCTATTCCTTGCAATGCCTCCCCTTGTCAACCAGTTTGCTTTCGGACTACTGAATGGGATAAAGCTAATCTTTTTCATTTGTGAACCTAAAAAGATAATCTCCCTGCCGTGCTTCTTGTTGAATGTCTCAATAATGCCCTTTAATTCATCTTTAGTCATCATAGTTTACACCTCCACTATTTGGTAGTCCTGCTTCTCTCCGTCCAATGTCAATTTCCTGTATCCGCTTGGATAACACCTTTTTGAGTGCGGAGAAAAGTTTGTCTGCCGTTTCAAATTTTATTTTGAGCATCTTATATGCCCTTAAATAAACCTGCTCCATTATTGCCTCGGTGATGGTTGCCTGTTCAGCCTTCGCCTGTTTGTCTGGAATTGTCCCTGTCACTTTCATCAACATTTTATTATACTCCTCTGCACGGTGAGCCTTAGCAACGTCACCCTCTGCCCCTAAATTTTCAAGTCCTGTACCTGCATAATACATGAGAATAGGCAATTTAATTGTCTGCATTTCAAGTGCATGGTCAGGATAATCATCCATTTCCCCCGCCTTTACCCTATCGAGTACCGTCTTTATAACCCTAATAAAATTGTCAAGCTCCTCGCTGTACTTGCCAACAATCTCGGCAATAATCTTCTCAACTGTCTCACTGTTCCGCTCAATGTACTCCCTTACCTCTTTAATGTCTTTTGCCATCCAGACCCTCCCCCCTTAGTTTTCTTATTAGGCCATCAACATCATACCGCCAACGGGTACGCCTTTTCCTCCCTTTCAATAAAATTCCATTCTCCTTGCACCAATCAAACGGGATAGACCTTCTTTCCGCAGTTTTTATATAGTCCCATACTTTCCCCACTTCAATAAAGTAGGTCTGTCCCACAGCTCGAAAATTGAACAAAAAACCAGCAATAATACCACATTTAAAACCTTCATTATATAATCCCTCCAGTTGATTATTAGTTATATTACTAAAAGGGATGGATTTGCCTTTTACGCTCTTTAATTCCATTAGGCAAAGGTTAGGGAACCTATATAAAGTATAGTCATGGGTATTATGAACCCCTCTAAACCCTGCGGTGTCATCCTTCTCCCGTTTGTGGTACATATCCTCTGGAATCGACTTCTCAAAATCCTGTTCAAAACAGCTTGCCGGGATTAGTAGGCAAGCTAACCACCTCCTTTATTATTACTAACTGGTTTAATCAACTCTGCCCCTCTCCATCCTAAGTTTAACCTTGCTCAACTTCGATTCAGCCCTTTTTTGCTTCTAAGGCTTTCTAAATATCTGTTTATCTATAAAATACACCAAGGCACCTAATACCCCCTGACTTGTAATCATCGCCAGGTATGTATTTTCAATTACGCCTTGTATCTGCATCAGGAACCACACTCCAGGAACGGCCAGGGCCATTCAGCGCAGGATATATAGGATATAGCGCATCATATTCCTCCTCCCTTTTTGTGAATCGGCGCGTGCAACTGCCGTCCACTCGACGTTTTTTTCTTTTGAGGCGTGGCCCCGTCTTACTTTGTGGGAAATCGTGCCCTTTATGGCCGCTGCTAAAGCTTTAGCTATGGTTACTGTTACAGCGTTACCGAATTGTTTATACGCTTGATTATCACTTACTACTTGTTTCCATGTGTCCATAGGGAAGCCCTGTAACCTTCCGTATTCTGTTGGCGTAAGTTTTCTTACCCTATATTTGGTATAGTCTATAATTTTAGGTTGCGTATTCCCGCCCTGTGAAGTTGTTAATGTCGGGCTTATTCCTGTTGGATTATAAACACGTCTATTACAGTCATTACTTTTCATATTCAGCCTTCCTATTACGTCTATACTATGGTCTATAGCTTGTATTACTTTCTGCCCTTGCCTACTACGTAATGTGGGACTATAGTTTTTATAAACTTGTTCTATAACAGCCTGTGCTTTGTCATCTGCAATATAGTATTTTTCGTCTACTTCTTTTTCCAGCATTGTACTAAGTGCCGGTACAAAGTCGTGCTGTTCGGTAGGGAATACAAATTCCTTTTTTATGTCATCTCTTACGCCTATTATAAAATATCTTTCGCGATTTTGCGGTACGTACCAATACTTAGAATTATAAAGTGTACAATAATACTTATAACCCCGCTTTATATATTCTTCTTCTAATACTGAAAGGTATTTTTTAAGCCCCTTCACATTTTCAGCCATAATTACAGCTGGGAGGTTTTCGGGTGCGTATCCTCTGGTTTCATCTAATAAACGCATTACTTCAAAAAATAAACCGCTGCGCTTACCTCTGAATAGCCCCTCTTGTGTTCCTGCTACGCTAAGGTCTTGACAAGGAAAGCCGAAAGTCCATACATCAGCTTTTGGTAGGTCTTTGTAAGTCATTTTAGTTATATCTGCCTGTGTTGCTATATCATCTACGTTTTCTTTATAACTCATTACGGCATATTTATCTATGTCCCAGGCCCCCGTTGTGATATAACCTGCCTGTTTGAAGCCCAGTCCTATGCCGCCACAGCCACAAAACAAATCATTTACTGTATACGATGTTGTCATTTTTTCTTCAGGAACCATTAATTATACCTCCTTTAAAAATTGTATATCGGTATATGGTTTTTCCAAGTTTTCTTTCCCCCATTTAAGGTCATACTATACCCCCCTTCATAAGTATATATGACAAAACATAGGAAAAAATGAAGTGCCTCCGGTGAGGCACTATTCCCGTTTTTTGTAATGACCGCAAGACCCCCGCCGTTCCGTAGACATGTCCCAATAACGACAACGGTAACGAGTAATATCATAATATCTGCACCCTATACAAATCCCAAACCCCCTAAACGGCATTTTAACCCTCCTCCTTGCAAAATGTTTTAAATGCACAGTATTGACAGGCTTCTTTAGATTCATCTTTCGGAGGCACTTCATCAATTGACAAGTAATTATTGACCGTTTCAACCTTGTGGAATATCTCCTCTTTTATCTCGTCCTCTACTTTCCACAGGTAAATTTTCTTTTGAGTGAAGTTCCTGTCCTCATACAAAAAGAGAACATGATCCAACCCCAACCCCATAGCGTAGCAGGTTGCCTGTATTTTGTGTTTAGGCTCAATAAAGAACCGCTTTGAAAACTTGTAAATGCTCTCTGTTTTAATCTCCAGAATACATTTGTAGTCAAAATACCTTATTACCCCGTCAGGCTTGAAGAAAATGCCCAAATCCTTGTTTAAACACCGTGCCTCATAGCCAGAACTGTCCCAATTAACAAACTTCGTATTTATGCCCATTAGATTCGCTTGCTTAACTTGAGCCTCAACGTCCACCATTTCAACATTAGGCATTTTGCTAATAACTTTTTGTATCCGCTCATGCCTGTCAGTTCCGCTCTCCTGTATGCCTATCAATATCGGGTCAAGTGTCCCCTCGTCAGGCTTAATCCCCTTCCGAGCCGCCCACAACATACGGACACAGCCATACATCATGGAAGGCCTTAAATACTCCGTTGGTATCGGTTGAGCCCTTTCCATTTCGATAACCTTGAGTGTTTCGTTAAACTCATGTAGGAACCTGTCCTCAATCTTAATTTCCGTTTTCTTTTCTTCCTTCGCCTTTTTAATCGCCCGTATTAATCCACTATAACCGCCCATTAGCAAACCTCCTTTAAGTATTCGTCATTGAATAGTTCCCCATACCAACGGTCAGTAATTTCAACGTCCATCTTAACCGGAATGTCAATGGTTTCCTCTGCGGCCTCTCTCATGCAAACTAAAATAATCGGTACTGCTTGCTTGATATACTCTTTCGGCACTTCGCTTATAATTTCGTCATGGACTGTAATTAACATCGTTACGCCCATTTGCTTGAGTTCTTCATTAGTGCCAATCTTAATCATTGCTTTTTTGGTAATGTCTGCCGAAGAACCTTGAATGATTGAGTTCACAACTTGCCTGTGAGCCTGTTTATATGCCGGAGTCCGTGGGTCTTTCTTAATATCCGGCAACCTCCGTTTCCTGCCATCGATCGTAGTGATATAGCCGGTTTCTTCAGCCATTGCAACCGCCAAATCAACAAACCTTTTCACCAGCGGGAACTTATGAAAGAATGTATTGTAAATCATCTGCCCCCACCGTTTAGGCTTGCGGAATTTCTCGGCAATGCTCTCTGCTTGCATATCGTACATTAAGCCTAACAGGATACCCTTGGTAATGCTCCTCTCCTCTGTACCATCCCCGCACTCCTCCGCAGGTTTTTCAAAGATAACAGAGGCCAGTTCAGCATATAAATCCCTGCCAGCGTTATAGGCTTCCCTCATAATTGAGTCGCCAGACAGACTTGCCAAAATCCTCGGCTCAATCTGTGAATAGTCAACACTTACTAATAAATACCCTTCCCTTGCTACAAATATTTTCCTTATGTCCTTATTCTTTGAAGGAATGTTTTGCAGGTTCGGGTTTGCCGAAGAAAACCGCCCCGTCCTTGCTCCGCATTGCTTAAACTGGCAATGTACGGCATTTGTGTCCGGGTTCACCGTTTCAGGTATTTTGCAGATATACGTTGTCAACAACTTATTAATGCCCCTATATTCTAACAAATCGCTGAAGAATGTAATTTTAGGAAATTTCGTTTGTAATTTCTTGAGTATTTCTTCCCCCGTTCCTTTGTCCTCTGTTTTCTGCCCCTGTACCCACTTAAATTCAACTGCTGGACACTCTAAAACATCATAAATGAAAGGCTGTAATTGCTTTGGCGAGTTATAATTAATCTCCGCTTTACCTTCTTTGTTTACCGCCAACCGCTTCAATACCGGGTGAGCCTTTATTCTATCCTCGTACTTACTAACAAAGACATCAAGTCTGCTCTTGACCTCTGCCAACATGTCGGAATATTGTTCCTCCAACTGCTTAGCAAAGTCTTTGTCAATCTGTACCCCACGGAGTTCCATTTCAACCACTGCCGGGAGCAACGGCATTTCAATATCGTGCATAACGTGAACAATAGCTTTCATATCCTCCCGCTCGCTGTGAATAAACCCTTTTTGGAACTCATACAGTTTAAATGTCTTGTAGGAGTCCCCCGCCCCGTATATTCCCGCCACATTAAGAGGCGTATAGTTGAAAGGAACCGAAGTACCAAACAACTCCTTGAAACCTTCGCCTTTTGAACCCTTTTCAATGTACTTCGCATATAGCTTTTTCAATTCGTGATTTTCATTCTCGTTCAACAAACAGGCGGCTATTTGAGTATCCCAATATACCCACTTGGTTTTTACCCCTGCTTGCAACCGCATTACCTTAAATTCAAACTTTGCATTGTGCATTATGCCCTTGAGCTCCCCGCTCTCTAAAATGAGCTTAATAATTGGTACTACCTCTTTTAATTCCAACTGCCCGGATACCCGCTCATTATTTACATCCGTATGGTTCAATGGTACATATATTGCTTTCTCTCCCGGTGTGTAAAATGAGAACCCTACAAAAATATCAGCCCAAGGATTAAGTCCCGTAGTCTCAACGTCAAAGGCATAAATACCGTTCTCCTCGATTGTCTTGCAATATGCTTTTAGCCTGTCAAGGTCTGTGACCACTTCAGTAGTCCCGTCATCTACCAATCTTCCAGACCTTAACAACTCATTACATGCCTCAATAGCCTGTAAAATCTTGTTTTTAGTTCGCTTTACGGTAATATTACATTCCTTTTTGGTGTTCAACCGCTTCAATATGTCGCTGGTATCCGTCTTACGCCTTGCCAAATCCAAAGTAATCCCCCGTCTCATGTAATTCCTCCCTTACTTCTATATACAACAAGAATAGCCGGGAAATTAAACACTCCCGGCCTCCTGTTTGTCACTACCTCCTAAAAAATGTCCGTGCCTGTTTCCCTGTCCTCGTCACCTCCATTATTCGAAGGAGTGTAAGTGCCTTTTGCAATTTTAACCATGTCCTCATGGGACTTACTCAAGATAAAACCATTCTCCCCGCACACTTGAGGACGTTCAGGCAGGTCATCCTCAACCTTCTTGTCTTTCGGGAACAGTGTATAGGTAGTTTGGGTATCACCTTTCTTGCCGTGCCGGACAATCTTGAAGTCACGTTCATTCAGTTTGCCGTATTCAGCAATATTGTCCAGAATTAGCGGGATAAAGGTCTGCCCACGTTCCCATAGTTTTACCTCTCCATCCCTGCGGTCAATCATATATAGGAACATTCTTAATTGAGGTTTATTGCCGGACTGACAGAGTGGGCAAGTTTCATCTTCGGTACACTCAACCCAACGGTCTTTTCCTTGAATTTTTACCTTATGGACAATGTAAATTTCGAAGTCATCCTCGTCAGCGTGTAGAAACCTTACAAGGCAGCTGTCTCCATCATCCTCCAACTTGAAGAACCCCGTTCTACCTTTGCCTTTAAACTGTTCCATTTTCTTTTTAATGTTCTGAATACCTTTAACTTTAGCCATTTATTTATTTCTCCCTTCTTAATATTTTCATAGGTTATATATGACATTATCGCCTAAATAGTTAAGTGTTAGACGGCAGTTTTAAATTTTTTCTGCAATCGTTTGACGTAATACCTCACAGCACTTGCAGTAATTCCGCACCGTTTAGCAACCTCTGACTTGGGATAACCCTGTATAAATAAGTCACAAATCCGTTTTTCCATTTCAGTCAGTTCAACCCTGTTCACATAATCAAGACCCTCAATCTCCCTGTAGTCATCCTCTGCCCTACTGTCAATAATATCAAAGCCGTATTCTTTCTGTCCTCCCTCTATGCTAATATTGAAGTTGTTTGCTTTCCGTTTGTTGTAATTAGCCGTCCGGCGTAAAACGTGGACTTGCGTTCTTGCTATAATACCAAGGTAGGTAGTTACTCCTGCTTTTTCCGGGTCATAATTCTGTAATGCCGAAGTAAACTTTAGTAAAATTTCTTGTTTCAAATCATCAGGTTCATGCCCGCAGACCTGCTCGGTATAACAAATATGATTAAGCATTGCTTGAACCTTATCATTACCTACCAGTTCCTCAAAAGCCTCAACAGAACCCGCTTTATACTCCCGTGCCAACATTTCCAAACTTTTTGACATTAGAAGTGATACCTCCCCAAAATTTTTATTTTTCTTAAAAAGGATTAAAAAGTTAATTAGACACCTGCGGGGTTTCCGCATCTACCTATAAATAATTCCTAAATATGTAACCTAATCCATTATAACGCCCCGTTTGAGAAATTTCAATGTAAAGTTATCCACAAGCCCCATTTAATGTCATAAAATTCGACAATTCTTAAATACAATTTCATCCAATTCGTTAACGTCCTTTTCTGCCCTGCTGCCCCAATAGAAGTAGTAAACTCGGACTCCTTTTTTAATGAGTAGATCCTTTGCTTGCTGTGTTACCTTCCGTCCAGCCTCATCATTGTCAAAGGCCAATATTACCCGGTCAATTCCTGCTCTTATGAGTTCTTTTACCTGCTCCTCGAACATAACCGAACCCATAATAGCACAGGCCGGGTATCCCCACCCCCAAATAGTTAAAGCGTCAATTTCCCCCTCCACTAAATAGACCACATCTCCCGGCTTTATCTCATGTATTCCGTACAACGTCTTGGACTTCTCAACACCCCTTTCATTATAATACCTTTGGTCTGCTTTGTTCAATGGTTTTTCCTTAAAAAATAAAACATTTCCTTTCCTATCCATCACCGGAAATACGACACTGTTATGAGCCGGATTGTACCCTATTTCAAACCTATTCAGTACCTCCTCCTTTAGACCCCGTTCCTTCGTAAGATATTCGGTTGCCCGTGGATACTGCTTTCTCTTACTATAATAATATGAAACATCAGTTCTATCAAAGGTCTTGGATACTGATTTTTCCCGTGTTAGGTCTATATTCAATTCAGACCTCTTGCTATCTACACCATACACAAAGTTAGAAATTAGCCATTTGTAGCCTTCTGTCGGGTTCCCTAAATTCAACGTGTCAGCTATAAATGTAGGTAGGTCAACCGAATAACCGCACTTAAAACAGTTTACCATTCCTGCCGGATACTTCTTGCCGTTCCGTTCAACTTCTTCCCGTGAAATGCCCATTGAGGGGTGTTGTTCCATGCCTCCTTTATGAACAATGCAATTAGTCATTATATTCCTGCCGGAATATTTCACCGTTTCAAAATAAGGTAGCCCTCTTGCGTCAACCTCATCCCGTAAATGCTCAAAAATCTCGTCCATCGTTGCCATTATTAATTTACCCCATACGAAAATCAAGGTTTCACCTCCTCATAAGAAAAGCATCTTAAGATAATATATGATAGTATTTATCTCAAGATGCAGTAGTTCAGGAAAAAAAAAAATTATTCTTCGTACTTGAAAATTAGGTCAGCGAACATGGGTAAACAAATTACCCAATCATTAAAAATTTCCCACTCCTTGAGCTTGTGTCCCTTCCGCTGAAAATAAATGGTCTTGAGCTGTAGGTAATTCGTATATATGCCCTTGGTCAGCATTAGCCCCTCTGGAACATTTGAAATTACTTCTTGAAAGGCTAACTGCCTAACCTCTTTCGGTAAACATGCTTTGACCGCTTCATTGTACGCCTCAACCTTTTCCTTCAGAACCTCAATTACCCGCTCATCTACCCATTGGTTACATTGCTTCGATATATCCATGTGGTCAATCCTGTGCATTGTAGACATACTACTTATAGTGTCCCAAAAGTGATACCGTTCAAATTGTAACCACCAATATTGAGGAGCCGTTATATCCGCTTGAACAATAATCCCCTTTAGGAAACAATCATGCCCCGTCCCAGTTTTTACTTGTGCCAACCTTTTAGCCCTGTTTATATCCTGTTCAGTTATTTCTACTCCTTCCGTTTCCACCGTGTCGGCATCAAGTGACATTGGATATCCACTCCTAATAATGCTTTCCTTCAGCCCGTAAACTTGAGTATTTTTAATAAACATTAATCTGCCTCCTTCCAAGTTTTTAAATCCTGTAACCACCTTTCAAGGTCATGAGAACCGTCTTTCCTATCCAACCTAATAAATATTTTCTCCCCATGTACTTCATAATAGTTCTTCATTACCCCTGCCCCTCTCGGCCTTTTAGAAACCGTAGTCCTCCTCATGTACTGTCTCATTATTGACTAACGGTTTAATTATGCCGTGGTTAATGTCCCAAAGCATTACAACATCTTGGTTATTTAGGCCATATCTGTTCTTTTTAATACTTAACCGTAGGACGTTATCAACTACCTTCATACTAAATACCCTTGTACTGTTTTGAGCAATTCCGTCACTCTCTCCAACTTGGTGTAATTCCGGTGAGCGTTCACTTCTTACCGCTTCCCTGTTCGCCTGTGTTACCGCCATTACTGGTATCTCCAAGTCCTCCGATAAAGCAAACAAGTCCTCGGTAATGTTAGTGTATCTTATCCGCTTATTTTCGCCCCTTCTCCTGTCATCCATCAAGGTTATTTGGTCAATGCCTATAATATCGGCCTCATACCTTTCAGCAAATCGCCTTATATCATCCACCGTTGGCCTCCTTCCTCCCAAGTCCTTCGGTGTGATAACAATAAAACTCTCCCTTTCCTTGAGTTCCTGTATATATTGAGCGTAGTCCTCTGCGGTTACTTCTTCCTCTCCCCTGCCGAGGTTATCTGCTCCCAACATCAACCCCATATTTGAGAAGTTTGCGTTCAACGTGTCGAACCTAAACCCGGTAATGTCCTTTGACATTTCGCCGGAGTACATGAGTACCCGCTTGCCCTGCCTCCATGCCATCATAAGGAAAAACAATAATATCCAAGACTTGCCCTCATTCGTCCGGGCGAATATGGTAATTAAATCCTCCTTCATCCACCCATGAGTTAACCTGTCTAACTGTTGGATACCCGTGGAAATACCTAAAATTCCTTCAACTTCCCTCCGCTTCTCGTACTCCGCAAGCCTCGCATCTGCCCCTTTTACAATGTCGGAACCTTCGCCAATTTCAAGGCTCCGCGCCATTGAATTGAGGTTATCCTTCAGGAACAGTAATGCCTCAAGGCTGTCCTCCCTCAACTTCTCCCCGGCCTGTTTTATCACCGGGACTAACTGTTCATAAAGTTTAGCCTCTTTCAACTTGTAGGCAAGGTATTCCTCGGACTCACTTACCTCCAACCGTTCAAAATCAGGAAACTTTTCCATGAAGGTAGCAAAATCAGGAATCGTTCCCCACCGCTTAAAATGGTCAATGATATATTCAATTTTATTCTGCTCAATATTAAAGTGGTTCTCGTCCAAATTGTTCCGCTTCAGTACATTAAGTGACTTCTCCTCAAGAATTTTGTTTATCAACTGAAGTTCTACCATCCTTTTCTCGTCCCCCTCACCAACTTAATAGCTTCCTCCTCCGTGGTGCAATAGGCAACATGCTTGCCCTTAAACATGACTCTCCATTTACCTTTTCCTTTATCAAAAAAGTAACCCTTACCACGGAGCTTACTATTTTTAAGGTTCTCTGATTGAGTGCATACCCTTAAATTAGCTCTTGTATTATTCTTCTTATTGCCGTCAATTTGGCTCAAATATTCAAAATCTATATTATCAACCCATACAAACCCACCATTTACAACAAGTTTTTTCACCATGTGACAGCACCTTCTTTACTCTTTCGATAGTCAGCACCTTTTAAATGTATCTGCCTTGTAGTACCGTATATCCTACTGGAAATCCTATGACCAAGAACCTCCTCCAATTCCTTGAGGCTCATGTTACTTGTAAAAATATTAGCAAACCCTTTAACCACCCTCTCATTAATCAGGGTATAAAGCCTTTCCCGTACCCAATCAGAAGGCTTCTCTGCCCCTATATCATCAAATATAGCCAGCGGAGCGTCCATAAGCCGGTCAATCAAAGACTCAATTTCCTCCTTGTCACCGTCAAAGCTCTTTCTAATATCCTCTAAAAACATTGGGACGTTAATAAATACGCCAAGACAATTTAAGTTACTTCTAAATGCCATTTTCTTAAAATAGGCATTCATTATCTTGCAAGTCGCCGAAGTTTTACCCGTCCCCGTGTTTTTACCGTAGATATAAAGCCCCCTGCCCCTCTCAACATTATTTATTACATCATCCCTATAGTCTTTAAGTATTTTGAAGGCTTCAATGTCCCGTTTGTCTACATTAATTTTGAAGTCATGCTGATAAATAGGAGGCATGTTACTTTGTAAATACAACGCCTTGAGCAATACATGCCCCGGACAAAATTCAGTACATTCGTGAGGCTTCTTGCAAGTGTCATCCGCCCAACACTTAAAACTGGTCAACATACTCACCTCCCTCATTCTGCTCCTGTAATTCCTCGGCTTCCTGCTCCTGCATGATTAACCTATAAATCTTTTCCCGTATCCAGTTAACCTTAAAATGGCCTATTCTGGGCGTTCTGTACTTGTCATTAGCAAAATGCTTATTGTAATTCTCAATAAACCAATCTATGAGGAATTTAGCATCATCCCCTTTTATATCTGCATCAAACAGGAAATTTTTAATGGTCGCTGTATCATACCGCCAGCTAATACCGTAGTTGTCATTGAATTGCCCCTTAAATTTGAGTGCAAAGTAAACACAAAAATCAGCCGGAGTCATTTCATCCCAATTCTCGGCCTCAATCTTGTTCTGTGCCTGTTCCCATGTATCTGAGACAATCGCCTCCCTGCCCCCGTACCTATTAAAGAACCTATCTGCTTTCCTTACTATAACATCAAATTCCTTTTGAGATAAATACTGCTCTCCCTTGTCAACAGGCTTAAACTCTCCTTGCAGGTTTTCGACCTTTTCCAGAGGAACGAGAACATACACATTATTCCCAAAAGCCTTGCTCCTATAGACTTTAATAAGGCCAAACTCTAACAGCTCTTGGACTGCCCTTCTAACCGTTCTTTCATGCACTTTCAACCGTTCAGCAATAGTCTCCTGTGAGGGATAACTATACAATCCATTAAAGGCAAAATCTATTATTTTAGCATACACAATTTTAGCCTGTGGACTTAATGAAGGACATTCCAGAACCACTGTCGGTAATACTGTAAATCCGCTCTCCAAGCTACCTACCTCCTTCAATATCCTTTACTACTTGTTGTAGTAATTTAACTGCCTCCCTTAATTTTTTGACAATCTTGGTCTTTGTCGGAGTGCCAGAGGCCAGCATAAATGTTACGCCTCCCACCAATCCCACAACTTCACCCATGTTCCTCATTAGATCCCTGCTCTTTTCTTCATTGGTCAAACCTCATCCCTCCTTTAGAATTATGTATAACAAAGCGACATAAAAAATTAAGCCCCTTGCGGGACTTAATTCGTCAGCTCGTTCAGTTGTTTGCTTACCTGTTCTTGTATCTCTGCCCATGCTTTTTCCCAATATTTTTTTCTGTTTTGCGGAGTATCATCAACGTCCAGTTCAAGGACGAGTTCGGCATGAGGCTTTACCCATGCCTCTCCCGTGTCAAGTGATACCCCTAAACCAACCTTAATTTCCTTCACCCGTGGCATTATATACACAACTCCTTTACTTCGTGGTCTTTGTCTGCCGCCCGGTCAACTCGTCAAATTCATCCTCCGGTGAACAAATCGAATGCCCGTGACTGTGCCGTTCTGCACTAAACAGACCGTTACGTTTGCCCGTGCTATAAAGGATACCTCATTGCCGCCATCCTCTTGAGCTTTCATTTCCTCAATGTAGCCCCTTTTCAATGCGGTGTTTCTGGATTTTCTTACTTGCCCCGCCACCTTGAGCCGTCTGTTTCAAGGCTTCCAGTTGCTTAACATGATCAGCTACTTGTTCCAGCACTTCCCGCTCAAGCTTGATAGCTTCCTCAATCTTGTCAACTTCCCTATCAAGGTCATCCATAGTAGTAACGTAGTCAAACATATCATCTTTTACCATGTAAACCGTATCATTCCGACCGTCTACCGTCATTACGCTAATAAGCCCGTTACCGTGAACCTCAACCACCACACAGTAAGCATTTTTCCGGGTAATTGCATAGTGGTTCTTGTCATTGCCAATTACAATATCCCCAACATCAAATTTTGAAGAAGGCGTCTTGAGTTCCCGCTTCGCCAAAGCAACCTCACCCTCCTTACAACTCCAACAAGGGTGGACACCATAAACATTGAGAACCAATTCCTCCCCGTTAACAAGCTCAACCCTGCCCACCATTCCATTACCTACCGAGCCAGCTCCGTAGACAGGTTCATTAGTAATTACCTCAACAATGTCCCCCTCTTTGAACCCGCCGACAGGTTTAACAAGGACAAATTCCTCACGCTTGCCCATCCAACCGGATTGAGTCGAGAAATTCACAATCAACCTATCAGGCAGAACCATTTGAATAATTCCAATGTCCCCGGTTTTCACCGCCCCAAACTTAAACACCGGGTCAGTAGAAACCATTTTTACGACGTCACCCGCAACAAAATCCCGCTCCAGCGTATATCCGCCCTTGGTCATAATAGCCATTTAACATATGCCTCCTAATTTTTATTTTATCGTGGTTTAATTTTCCCTGTTTTATCCCGCTTGCCAATTAGCAAGACCTCAACAGGCTTCTCAATAATACAACTTTCCAAGTCCTCCGGGCCAATCTTGCCTTCATAGGCAAGCTCCTCAACCTTCTCCTTTTTAGGTACAGGTTTCCACTCAATAGCCTCCTCAAACCCCTTCTCAATCAACAGGTTAGCAAGTTTCTCCTCGTTCATACTCCGTCTTACCTGCTGATTGACTACAGCAACAATTTCATCCTCGGTAAGCATTTCCCCCTTCCCCTTGAGTTCTTTTTTCAATTCCTTATTCAGTTTTTTAAGTACGTCCTCCGCATTGAGCTTTTGTTTGTTAAGCTCATAATACTCTCTAATCTTTTCTTGCATTTTTCCGCTTCACCCACCTTCTACGCCTGAAGTAAGCACTCACCATTCCCAACAGGAACAGTATTGTTATTGGAACAACTATTGCCACCAGTATTCCCAACGCCATTCCAAAACCGGAGATAAAACTCTCTGTCATGCTTTAACCTCCTTTCAGTATATATATACGATAACTGCCCCCCGTTTTTAAAGTTATTAGACAAAAAAAATACCCCTCTTTGGGGGTACTCCAATTTAAACCATTTCAGCATACCTGTGTTCAAGTGACTTGTCAACTTTAATATTTTTCCCTCTTTCGCCCCAACGCCTCCGGTTATACTTGCTCAAACTTCCGTATCTAATAGAGTCTGAAAACTCCTGTATTTGAGCAATGTCCTCATCATTCCAATACCTAACATCTCTATTCGTCAACCGCAGAGGCTTCGGTATAAATCTCTCCTGCCCTTCTTCCTCTCTTTCATCACTCCAAACGTCCCAAAGCCGTATGGTTTGAATTGACTTACCTACTATCTCCGCTACCTCTCCGATACTGTAATAAAGTTGCCCGTTTACTGTCCGTGGCATACTCAATCCCCCTTTCATCCTAATTCCATTAATAGCCGTTCAATTACTCTCCGGTCAACCCTTCGAGCTTCACCTTCTACAACCTGCCTAAATAATTCTGCTTTCTCCTTTAATATTTCCTCAACCCGCTCATCAATTGTTCCTTTTGCTATCATGGTTATTATATTTACCGGGTAGTCCTGTCCTATCCTGTGAAGTCTGTCCTCTGCCTGTTCATTATTCACTTGGTTCCAATCTTTATCAGTAAATATAACATAACTTCCCGCTGTTAATGTCAACCCTGTCCCCATTGCTCCTATCGTTCCCATCATAACCTTACAGCGTTTATCTTTTTGAAATTTGTCTTTCATCTTTTTCCTGTCCTCAACCTTCACTTCCCCTGTAATATACGCCGGATTGAATTTCTTTAACTTCTTCCTTAGTTTATTTACCACTTTCGTCCATTGACTAAAAATTACTACCTTATGCCCTGCCTCCGTTATTTCCTCGACCAACTCAACCACTCGGTCAAGTTTCGGTTCGTCTTTGCCAGCGTCCAACAGGTCAAGGCTTATTGTGCATTGTCTCAACCGTATTAACGCCGACAAGGGGTTTGGTAATGTTAGTATTTCGTTTATCTGCTGTAATATCCCCTCTCGAATATTATTATATATTATTTTCTGTCTCTCTGTCAACTCAATATACTCGGTAGAATGAATTTTTTCAGGTAAATCCAGAACCTCGTCCTTTTTGCGCCGGAGCATTACCTTGTTCAACTTATGGGAAAGTTCATCAAGGTTCTTATAACCAACAACCTGTTTATTTTTGTACCCTCCCATTACACAGTAACGGTGTCTGAATTGGTAGAAGTTTGATTTTTCAACCTCCAACCAAACTAAAATGTTCCATAAATCGTGAGGCTTATTCATTAACGGAGTTCCCGTGAGTGCCATCTTGATAGGCGGGTTAATCTTTCTTAAATTCTCTCCCTGCTGTGACATTCCGTTTTTAGCTTTGTGTATTTCATCCACAATTACCGCTTGAATTTTCCCGTCATCAATCAGTTTTACTATCGCTCTAACAATTTCATTTTTGCGTATTGCTTCCAGATTGATAATATGAAAAAAGTATTTTCCCAAGTCCTTCTTTAACATAGCCGCCCGTTCTTTGGCGCTTCCCTCAATTACTCTGGCCTTTTCCTTGGAATGTGTTTTAATCTCCTCCAGCCAGTTATATTTAAGGTTGTTCACTCCGCATATTACCAACACTCCCGTTATCCCGTCCCGCCCCTTTCGAGCAACCATTACGTCAATAGCTTCCTTTGTCTTACCAAGTCCCTGTTCATCCCCAATCAACAAGACCCTGTTTTGGAGGCCATAATTAAAAGCCTCTATTTGGTGCGGGTAAGGCTTTGTTCTAAACCTAAAATCAATAATCGGTTTTATGTCTCTTAACCTTTCCCTTATGTCCTCTGCCTCAATCCCTTCCAGTTGTATGTTCTGTTCTCCGAATTTCAAAATTAAGAGGTTTAAATCCTCAACAGGTATTTCCCAAGTCCGGTCAGCCGGGTGATACCAACGGGTAGGCATTGACTTAATCTTTGCCACATACATTGGATTATATTTGAAACTGACAAACAGGGATTGTTCACCGTCCAGTTTCACCGCCTGTCCCTTGCTCACTTGAAGCATAAAAAATTCCCTCCTTGCTGACATATTTCGTAATAATATATGCCAACAAAAAGGGAAAAGTTAAGTATTTTAGTTCTCTCTTTTTATCTCTCTTTAACCCTCGTCAGAACCCACATGGGCAAGCAAATGCACGGTGTGATTTGCCTATAATTCCCTATAATAAAAACATAGTCAACAAGAAATGGCAAGTTTTTTGAGAATTTTTTCTTGAACCTGCCAGCAACTTTCGACAAATAGAAACAAGTTGGGGCTAAACAAAAAAAACCCCCGGCGGTCTATGCTAACCGCCGAGCTTCTTGCCTGTTATTCAGTTCCTTCATTCTTTTAAGCAGTTCTTTGTTCAGTTCTTCATCAATTCCGAGTTCCTTTTTCATTCTCTGGTACATTCTGTGCTGTGACTTTAGAGTTGTTTCGCCTTTAATCGGATTTACTTTCCTTGCTACCTTCGCCTTTTCTACTACCTGTTGGGTGAGCCGTATCCAGTTTGCTATTTTGTTACCGTTGAGGCTTCCGCCATGTTGTCTAAATTCGATTGTCTGATATTTAAAAAAGCTTTGTACGTTGAGCTTGCGGTATCTGCTTATTATGCATTCTCCGTGAATGTCCCACAGGTCTTGAGCTGTTTCAATGCTGTGCAGTTCGTTTGCTGTGAGGCTACAGCAGTAACGGTTGTTGTTCTTCCTGCGGCTCTCCGGTACGAGGCTATCGAAGATGAGTTCGTATTTTGTATAGAGCTTTGCTATGTTCTTTATTCCGTTGAGGTCGAGGTCGCTTGCACCATGGTGAACGTGTACTCCACAAGTCCTATCTACTTTTCCCCCGACTTCCTCTATAACCTTCACTACCAGCTTGAGTTCTTCGAGTCCTTCTTCACCTTGCAGTACCGGGCTTACTATCTCGTTACCGCCCCTTGTGCAACCTGTTCCGGCACTGTTTACGCTTGCATCATATACGAGCTTCCAATGCGACCGGGTGGTGTGGTTGTAATTTTCAACTCTTACATCTATGCCAGCTCTGTTGAGAGCTTCTGCAACCTGTTCCTTCGTTACTCCGAAAAATTCTATTTCAACTCCGAAAGTTCTGTTTGTCATTATGTACCGCCTCCCGTTTCGTTCTTGTTGATTATATATTACCATGTAATAAAAACATGGTCAACAAGAAATGGCAAGTTTTTTGAAAATTTTTTCTTGAACCTGCCAGCCCTTCGGGAGATTGTATTACCCTAAATACGGAGGACAAATCTGTCCTATACAGAGGACAAGATTGTCCCTTAAAGAATATTAGATATATACTCTCTAAAAAATATTAAACAAAGAAAACAAAGGCGGGTCGAACAAATCAACCCGCCTTTACTCACCTTTTAGAATTTTGTTTATGGCCCTCATTACAATAGCCGTGACTTCTGCCCTTGTCGCTTCCCTGTCAGGCTTAAATAGGCTATCTGTAACGCCGGACACAATGCCCAATTCAAATGCTTGCCTAATCTCATCCTCTGCCCAATGTCCTTCAATGTCTTTAAAACCTTGCTCCGCTCTTTTTAGCTCGGTCATCAACTCGTCATAAGGGAAATACCTGCCGGGGCATACCGTTTGTCTGTATTGGTTGTGTATTCCTACATTTGATAACGGTATAAGCCACCTGCCCCGTATTTCTCCAATCAATTCCTTCAGTGCTTGCATTTGCTTTTCATTAGGCGGGTACTTTTCAAAATTACCCACTAAACAAACGCCTATTCCCACATAGTTCATTATACCCTTACAATGAGCCCCCGTGTCGCTCTCGTCCCGGCCTTTTTGCTTTTCTCCTTCCTTTGTTATCACCCAATTATAGCCAATGTCCCGCCAGCCTAATTTTTCAACGTGATATTTGCGGAAAGAGTTTACGTCCCCGTCATCTGTTCCCGAATGGTGAATAACAATATGGGACTTGTCAGGCATATTAGATTACCTTCTTTCTATCGTCTTTTATCAGTTCAGCCACGTTCTTAATACCGCTAAACAGGCCGACAGGGATTAGACCCGCCACAATGCCAAATAGTACAGCCGCTTTCGGGTCAGTCGGAACTAAATACACAAACCCGGAAACAATACCAAGAGCCAGAGAAAGCACCGGAGAAAACTTTTTAGGCACACCGAGCCTGTTAGCCATTGCCACCAAACCCAAAATTACAGCCGGAATACTAATGCCAGCATAGGTCAGCATTTCCATGATTTTATCCATTTCCATACCCATTAGCTATCCCTCCTTTTTAAACTTTAAGAATAACTTTCTTTTCTTCCGCTTTCCAATCAATAATAATAGGCTTATCCAGAAGTTTGCCTATTCCTTCCGCACAGAACCGCAGAGGCAACATGGTACGCCCGTCTTTTATTTCTGGAGCAACATCCATCTGAATAGGATTACCGTTTACCCAATAAGTTTTATTGCCAATCTGGAAAACAACTTCTTTGCTCAAAATGTCCTTAATGTAGTCATCCTTGTCAGGTTGCCATTCAATGTCAACCAGCGTCCACGCTTCCATAACAAACGGTATTTTAGTGTCAGTGGTTTCCCATTCAAACACTTCGTAAGGCATCCAAGCAAAGCCATTCTGCCCCCAATCGTCCCAACTGTTAGCAATTCGGAAGGCTTTTCTCCGCTCATCATATCCACAGATAACTAAAGCGTGACCTCCCAACCAATAGCCTTTGGGAGCCGGGACAATGCCATCAGCACCAACCTTCATAAAACTTTCAGTTACTAAAATACCAATCAGTACCGGGCCTTGCTCAACAAGTGCCTGTTTAATCTCCTCAATACTTTCCACCCGTGCATAAGTCTTAATCTTAAACTTGTTTGCTTCTTTCACAAAATTAGGATTGACTTCAGGCAGTACATTAATGTCCTTCAACATATCATAAGGCATGAGCGTTTCAGGACAAGTGCCCTCTCCCTGCATAACCGCCATAGCAACCCGTGGAAACGTCCCTTCCTTGTCTGGAATACCGTCCTTATCCTTACACCTTACATACAAATACAGAGGACTTAAACCGCCTTGTGGTAAATCTCCTTGCTTTGTTTCATGCAAGTTCCGAACATGAATAGAGGCAAAAGCTACGCAAGTGCCGAACTTACCCTGCCACCGTAACCGCATATAAGGTTCATAGTTCACCGCTTCCGGTAATTCCGCTCCCCTGTAAAACCACCTAAAAGGATAGTCTTTCGGGTCGAAGGGACTTGGGAAACAAGGCCAATCCTTGTCCTTAATAAATTCTTTGTAGTCGCTTGCTGAAAAAATAAATGGCTTCATTTTTAAACCCCCTTAACAAAAAATTGCCCTAATCACCGAGCAACTAAGAATTACTTTGCGTTATAAAGCATGATCCCCATTTGAACAACCATACCGGCGAAAAACACCATAAACCAAAATTGAAGTTTGTCGATTTTAACCTCAACCCGTTCAATAACATGGTCTGACCTGTCTTGTCTTTCTTTTACGTTATCTACTTCCGTTTTCAGACAACCTAATTCTTTTACTAATTCCACATCCATTAAATATCCCCCCCTTACAGAAAGGCACTACTCCTTTACTTTATTGCTATAGTTTTACGTTCTTGTATTGCTTTTCGTTGCAACGCATCTAAAAAGGTTTTAACAGCTTTCATTACATGAGGAGTCATTCTTTTTAAATCTTCTTGAGTTATAGCTTCCGCTATTTCTTCCGGATAACTTATTTCAACCTCCCCGTCAATGCCAAGCTTGACCTCGAAAATTCTCATATTATTCATTTTTTATTTACCCTCCTCCAATAATTCAAGTATCATATCAAGTTTATCGTTTATATCCTCAAGTGTTAATTTTTCTCCTTTTTTCTTTTTCTGTTTTATAGAATTTATTATTTGTTTCCGTTTTTCTTCTGCTTGCTCCTTCTCTATTTGTTTAATAGATTTTTTAACAACTATTTTCGGTTTAGGCATTAGTGACCACCACCTTTATAATATCTCCCGTGAATGTACCACTCAGTCCTTCAGCTTTAATGGTATGAATTCCAATAACCTCACTTACAAAATCAAACCCTGCTACTCCACTAATAGGGGTCAATTCTAATTCTGCAATATTAGCTCCTTCTGCCTCTACAGTTATTTTTATTGGAGCTTCTTCCTCTGTTAAAATTTCACCTTCAAATGACCCCCAAGTAACTGTTATAGGTAATGAAGTATTTACTTGGACTTCTCTCTGCTCCGCTTCAATGATAAGGTTTCTATCACTACCTATAACCTTTTCATAAAGTAATTTATCACCTTCATAGCATTTCTCACGAATAATATAATTTTCCTTTTCAATTTTAATTTCCATTATTTATTATCCCCCTTTTATACATTATTGTACCAAATGCTCCACCAAGTAAAAGGATTTACTGAAGTATTTGCATTTGTTCCAAATCTCAATCTCAATAAAGTGTTTACATATATAAAAGGTATTGAAATTATCACACCGTTTGTAAAAGATGGAGGAGTTGCGTATGTTGTTGTTGAATTATAAAAATTACTATATAACCGTGGAATTATCCAACTAAAAGAAGTTTGTCCTCCTGAATAATTGGCATCTTTAAACCAATATTCAACACCATATTTAGCGAGGTCTAAATCACCAGCATTAAAAGCCTTAACATGATTATCTATAGTAAATTCAAAATAACAACTACCGTTGGTAGTATCAATCTGAATATATCCATCAAATACTTGTATCGGCCCTGATAAAGAGAACACATTTCCCCAAGCACCTCCAGTATCCCTGCTCGTATTATCAAACCCAAAAAGTACATTCACGTTTTTACCACTTACCCAAGGGGCACGCTCTACTAAACTTTGAATAGTTGAATGTTCACTTGACAAAGAATCGCCGGTCGATAATATATAATCTTTTAAATACCCCAACTTAGCATGAACAGAACCGCTGGAACTGCTTGCATCCGTCCGTAACCCTATTTGTCTACGGAGATAACTTAACAATAATTCACCTATTCCAATCATTAAACATCACCTCTTTTAAGATATTCCCCGTTAAAAGAAATTATCATTTTATCCCTTATACCGCCGTCCCAACCATCAATAGGCGGTACGAACCTCCTTATTTCTCCCGGCAATTCTCCACTCCAGATAATATCAGTATATGCTTGCCCATATACTGCATGTTTTAAATCCCCTGTATCGTCTGTAATCATTTTAAAATGAATAGAATATGTTTGAGCCCATTGTCCTGTATCTTCTAACCTTCTGTAACATGGATAATTTGCGTCTTGTGAGGCTTCCCCTATTAAGTGGAAATGATTAGTAGCGTCTCCATTTTTCTTTACCACAAACCAGTATTTAGCTCCGCTTGTCAATCCTGTTAAATCAAATGGAACACTTACATATCCATAACTTGTAGGTAAAAATTCTTTCGGTATACACATTGTTTTTAACAATGTTCCATCTGTACTGCCGTCAATATTTAAACCTTCCCTAATCTCAATGATTACGTCTGCCCCATTCCCATGCTTAACAAGCTCAAATTCTGCCCGTGCAATTACTGTGGTATTTAAAGCTGTAAAGTATATTGCATGATTATATCCATCACAACTAAACTCATACACTCCCGAACCTGTAAAACTATCTTTTACATTTCCTGTATAAATTAAAACAAAATCTTGTAATGATAAAAACGAATTCATCGTTGCCTCGTCTACTATAGAGACATTGCCTTTAAACGCGTTTAAAACCATTTAATCACTCTCCTTTATCCATCTTGAACAGTTATTCTACACTCTATAGTTAAAACTGTCCCACTTGCTTTAGAAAATGTTTTCCGTAACAAATTAAACATTATTCCGCTCCCTGCCGAGCTTGAAGCGTTAATATAAATAGCCGCTTTTTCAAAATCTCCCACCGCTTCAATAGCAAGTAATTGTGTTCTAAACCTTACCTCATTAGCTGTCCTGCTTACACTCGATACCGCTTTTCTAAATACTTCGTTCATGGTAAATCCTGTAGCCGTATCGTTCCCCAATGCAAGAAAAGGGGAGGAGAAAACCTCAATGCCCTCGGCAATAGCATTGAGGCCATCAGGAGAAATGTCATTCTCCGCTTTAATTACTGTCCCATCATCATAGTAAAAGTACCACGTGCCTTTAATCTTGAGACGTTCAAACATCAACAACCACACTCCCCACAACGGCATCAGTCTCATCAAATGCCTTTTTATAATTTCTAAATTCAATCTTACCTTGTGACCGAACCTTATAATAGCCCGGATAAGGAATTTCAACCACTTCGCCCGGTTCAATAGGTGTCCAATTAGTGAAAGTTACGTTATCCTCACTTGTGCAATACTCCGGGTAAGGCCATTTATTATCTAAACTCCATACCCTTAACTGGGAGCCTATTGCCGGAATACCACTTTGCTCCTTTTCCACCTCAACCGTCAAACTCTCCAATACAGGACTTACCCCAACATCCATAGCCAGTAATGCCTTAACTTGTAATAAAGCATTACTTAAATCTGTTCCCTTATTTATACCATTAATTATACCACCGTTTGTGGCTACTGTCCAGCCTTGCCATGAGAAACCGTCATCAAGTGAAAGGTTAGTCTGGATTTCAACTTCACCGGGAAACTCTAATATTTCAAGATCAATGTCTGCTGTTCCGTTACCGTCATTATAGTTGAGGATAAACAAAGGCCGTATAAATTCAACACCGGGATACATTTTTGCTGGGTCATTTGGGTCATTGTGTTGCCCTCCTGCCGGAATACCGTGTCCTTTAATATACCCTATAAACTCCTGCCACCCTGTTCCCACTGTCAATGTTACACCGGAGGCAGCTACATAGTGTTGGTTATCATGGAGAGTATCGCCGTTTATATTAATCATTGTTTGACGGTCTACAGCTACCCCTTCAACGCCTATATAAATAGACTTACCTCCTGCTGTTGGGTCTGATACCTGCCGTACCTTTGCCCGAATAATATAAAGTTTAGTCGGGTCAAATTTTATAAGTTCGTCATAGTAATACCACGCTTCACCGCCAGCCACCCTTAAAAAGTTAATGCCATCCTCCGTTAAATAACTAAAAGTAGGACTTGTTCCGTTTCCCGTATCTTCAAACTTGCCAATGTCGGTAAATTCATGTTTTATAAAATCTCCTGCCATTGCTTCCCATTTAATTTTAGAAGTTTCTGCTATTCCTACAGAAGATAAATCAATTATTGGAGATACATAATTACCTCCAAAACCAGCTACTTTTAAATTTTCATCAAAATTTAATTTATAAGTTGTATATCTATCTACTGGTAAAGGTTGCCCACTTGCATATGCCTGCGCTATCTCGTCATCCGTACGGGCGCGGTTGGAAA